TGCAGCGGCGGCTGTCCATCTTGTGGATTGTGTTCTGGCTTGGCCCGCCTCTGTATTTCGTCTGGACCAAAGGAGTGCTGGGATGACCTATCCGCCCGAACTGCAAGCCTACTACGACGCCCACGACGCGATGATGGACGCGGAGCGATGGGATTCTCTGCGTCACCATTGGCCGCGCCTTTACGGCCTCTACAAGGTCGCCCGATACGCCGCCGTCCGTCGCTGGCTATTGCCCGAGACGCCGGAGTTCGGATGAGGTACCTGTCCCTGTTCAGCGGCATCGAGGCTGCGAGCGTGGCGTGGGAGCCGCTGGGGTGGGAGTGCGCCGGCGTCGCGGAGGTGGATGCGTTCGCCAGCGCGGTCCTGGCACACCGCTACCCGTCCGTCCCGAACCTCGGCGACGTGACGAAGATCGACGCGGCGGATCTCGCCGCACTGGGTCGCATTGACCTTGTGGTATTTGGATCGCCCTGCCAGGACCTGTCCGTGGCGGGCAAGAGGGAGGGGCTGGCCGGTGAGCGCAGCGGACTGTTTCACGTCGCCGTCGACATCGTGCGATGGGCAAGGGATTACTGCGGATGCCGATGGGCCTTGTGGGAGAACGTCTGCGGAGCCTTCAGCAGCAACAAGGGACGCGACTTTGCAGCAGTGGTTGGCGAACTGGCGGGTGTCGACGTCCCCGTCCCGCCCAAGGGCTGGGGCACGGAGGGCGCCGCCGTTGGCTCCGAAGGAATGGTCGAGTGGGCCGTGCTGGACGCGCAATGGTTCGGAGTGGCGCAACGGCGCCGTCGCGTGTTCGCTCTCGCAGACTTTGGAGACTGGGCCAGTCGACCGCCGGTTCTTCTTGAGCCCCAAAGCCTGCGCGGGGATCCTCCGCCGCGCCGAACGGCGGGGAAAGGCACTTCCGCCGATGTTGCTCCGAGCCTTGTCTCAAGTGGCCGGGGCGTCGAGCGAGCTGGAGAGACCCGAGGGCAAGACCCTGTAGTGGCGGTTCGCAGCATCAGCACCGGAGACGTGTCCCACTGCCTGAACGCCGGCGGCATGGGGCGGATCGACTATGAGAGCGAGACGATGGTCGTCGAGCCCTACACCCTCGCCATTCGCGGGCGGGAAGGCGGCGCAACGCTGGAGGCCCGGCAGGACGGCGTGTCGAACGCCATCCTGACACCGACAGGCGGGCGATCCGGTGTTGGCGTCGGGGCGGTTGCGGTCTGCGCGACCGGCGAGGTCTTCCACACGCTTCAAGCCGACGGGTTTGACGCCAGCGAGGATGGCACAGGGCGTGGTGGTGGTGCGGTTGTGCAGGCTGGCCTCCAAGTCCGCCGCCTCACCCCCACAGAGTGCGAGCGCCTCCAGGGCTTCCCTGACGGCCACACGCTGATCCCCTACCGCGGCAAGCCCGCAGCAGACGGACCCCGATACAAAAGTTTGGGAAACAGCATGGCCGTCCCGGTCATGGCCTGGATCGGGCGACAGATCGAAATTGCAGAGAGTGGCTTGACATGATGACCGGCGAAGAGTTGCGGGACGCCCGCGAAGACCTTAAACTCACCCGACAGGAGTTGGCTGACATCCTGCGCTTCGGCGCGAACGGCGAAAGGCGGATCCGGCGCATGGAGCGAGACGAGATCGAGGTGTCCGGCCCCGTGTCGGTCGTCATGGAGGCCCTGCTTGATGGCTGGTCGCCCGAGGACGGCTGGCAGTCGGATGACGGCTGACGAGGTGGTGGCGCGGCTCACCGGAGAGGCGGCTTACCTGAGCCTCACCCATGGCGTCCTCGTCATGGCCGATGGGCAGCGCATCCCGCTCGTGCGCATGTACGACAAGGACGGAGACCCGACGGTCCACGCGACCGAGGCCGTCACCTTCCTGCTGAACGGCCCGGACTGCGGCGCCCCGAGCGGCTACGTCCTGCTGCCGTGCGACATGTTCGACCTGCTGGGAACCCTGCATTGACAGTCACCCGCGAGCAACTGATGGCCCTGTCCAAGGAGGACCTGCTGTTCATCGACTGGCAGGGCCGCTGGCGCGCAACGGCCAGGCCGGACCAGTTGCTCCCCGACACCGGGTGGTCGCAGATCGGCGTGCAGGCCGGGAGAGGATACGGCAAGCAGCTTTGCAAAGAGACGCCGATCCCGGCGCCCTCCGGCTGGCGGCGACTCGGCGACCTGGAGGTCGGCGACGAGGTCTTTGACGAGACCGGCGCCCCGTGCCGCATCGTCGCCACCTACGAGCAGCCCGTCACTCGCGCTTACCGCCTGACTTTCAGCGACGGGGCGACGATCACGGCCTGCGAGGACCACCTGTGGGTCACTTGGACCCACCGCGAGCGCAAGCAGTTCATCCGCCACCACCCCGAAGCCGACGATTTCCCTGAAAACTGGCCGGCGCACGTCCAGCCCCTGTGGGATTCCCGCGGCAGCGTCGTCGGCGCCGTCGGACCCGAGGTGCGCACCACCGCCGAGATCGTTGACACGCTGGTTTTCGGCACGCGCGGCGACACGAACCACTGCATCCCGACCTGCCACCCCCTGCAATACCCCAAAAAGGCCCTGCCAATCGACCCTTGGGCGCTCGGCTACTGGCTTGGCAACGGTGCGACCGTAGGCCCCGGCATCAGCACCCACCCCGACGACACGGACCTCGTCGTGGCGCGCTACGAGGCCCTTGGCTACAGCGTGACGCGCTACGCCAACGGCAGGGACGGCTACGTCAAGGGCCTTTTGGAGCCGCTCAGGGCCGTTGGCGTGGTCGGCGACAAGCATGTGCCCCGAGACTACCTGCAAGGCTCTGTGAAGCAGCGCGAAGCCCTCCTGGCGGGCCTGCTGGACAGTGACGGGCACTGCTCGCTGTCGGCGGGTCACATCGAGTTCTGCTCGACCCTGCGCTGCCTTGCCGATGCGGTGGTTGAGTTGGCGCGTTCCCTCGGCCAGAAGCCCGTCCTGCTGGAAGACCGGGCGCGGCTCAACGGCAAGGACTGCGGCCCGCGCTACCGGGTCAAGTGGCGCAGCACCTACCAGCCGTTCTCGCTGCCCCGCAAGGCTGCGGCGTGGCGCACGCCCGGCGCTCAGGCCCTGCGCAACCGGCACCGCATGATCGTCGCCGCCGAGGAGGTGGCGCCGGTGCCCATGCGCTGCCTGACGGTCGACAGCCCGAACAGCATGTTCCTGTGCGGCGAGGCGATGATCCCGACGCACAACACCCGGGTCGGTGCCGAGTGGCTCGGGCAGAAAGCCTACCGGGACACCAACAAGTTTCCGTTCCGGGTCATCGCCCCGACGCTCAACGACGTGCGGTTCACCTGCTTCGAGGGCCAATCCGGCCTGCTCAACGTCATCCCGCCCGAACTCGTCGCCGACTACAACAAGACCAACCTGCTGATCACCCTGATCAACGGCGCCACGATCCGCGGCTTCGGCACAGAGGAGCCCGAGCGACTGCGGGGGCCAAATAGCGCCGGCGACTGGGGCGACGAGGTCGCGGCGTGGATCCGCGATCAAGAGGCGTGGGACCAGGCCGCGTTTGGTCGGCGTCTCGGCGTCAACCCGCAGGTCGTCTGGACCTCGACGCCCAAGCCCAAGACCCTGATCCGCAACCTGACCGAGCCCAAGCCCGGGCGCATCATCATCCGGGGTTCGACCTACGACAACCGCGAGAACCTCGCAGAGTCGTTCTACGACGAGTTGAAGAAGTACGAGGGCACCAAACTCGGGCGGCAGGAACTGGAAGGCGAACTGATCGACGCCGAGGAGGGCGGCATCATCGCCCGCTCCTGGTTCAAGTTGTGGCCGGCGAGCAAGCCCCTGCCCAAGTTCGAGTGGATCATCATGTCCCTTGACACGGCCTTCACCGAGCGCACCCTCGACAAGCGCACCCACGACCCGGACCCGTCGGCCTGCGCCGTGTTTGGCATTTTCTGGCACGAGGACGTGATGAACGTGCTGGTCCTTGACTGCTGGAGCGACCACCTCGGGATGCCCGACCTCATCACCCGGGTGAAGCGCGAATTGAACACCGCCTACGGCGACGACGAGGACACGGCGCTCATCAAGCCGATGTTCGGCCCCGCCAAGCCCATGACCAGCGGTCGCAAGCCCGATCTGCTCATCATCGAGGACAAGGGCAGCGGCATCAGCCTGCGCCAGTCGCTGTCGAAGGAAGGCATACACGCCTACCCCTACAATCCCGGTCGCGCCGACAAGCTGGCCCGCCTGCATATGGTAAGCCACCTGTTCGCTCGCGGTTATTTTTGGTTGCCCGAAAGCGAGAAACGGCCCGGCAAGCCGCGTACTTGGACCGAGCCCGCGCTGGACCAACTTTGCTCCTTCCGGGGCGGGGGTTCCATCAAGCACGACGACTTCGTGGACGTTTTCAGTCAGGCTTCGCGTGTCATTATGGACAAGGGCCTACTTTCCGGTGTAAAGCGTGAAAGCAAGTCCGTCCGCGAGGCCCCGGCACCGCCGAAACCCCGCGTGAACCCCTACGCCATCTGAGGCCCGCATGGATCCCGAAGACGACCAGCCGGAAGAGGGCGAGTTCTACGAGGTCGAGGACGACAGCGAGAGCGATGTCGTCGACACGGAGGACGGCGGCGCTATCGTCACGCTGGACGAGGGCGACAGCGACGAGCCCTCCAGCGATTTCCTACAGAACCTGGCCGAGACACTGCCTGAGACCGAACTGAAGGCTCTTGCCACTCAGTTTCTGGACTTTGTGGAGCGCGACCGGGAGGCCCGGGCCAAGCGCGACGAGCAATACGAGGAGGGCATCCGTCGCACCGGCCTCGGGGACGACGCGCCGGGCGGCGCGCAGTTCCAGGGCGCGAGCCGTGTTGTCCACCCGATGCTGACCGAGGCGTGCGTGGACTTCTCGTCCCGCGCCATCAAGGAGTTGTTCCCGGCAGGCGGGCCGGCCAAGGACTTCATCCCCGGCAAGGTCACTCGCGAGAAGGTGCTGAAGGCGCGTCGCAAGACGGCCTACATGAACTGGCAGTTGACGAAGCAGTCGCCGGAGTTCCGCTCGGAACTGGAGCAGCTTCTGACGCAGGTGCCGCTCGGCGGCGCGCAGTACCTCAAGGTCGGCTGGAAAGAGACGAAGAACCGTCCCAGCTTCCTGTTCGTCGCCATCGACGAGATGCTCATCCCCTTCGCGGCGACCAGTTTCTACACCGCGCAGCGCAAGACCCACGTCCAGTACCTGACGCAACTGGACTACGACCAGCGCGTCAAGTCCGGCATGTACCGCGACGTGGACCTGGTCCCGGCGGGCATGGACCCTGACCGCACCAAGGCCGACGTCGCCAACGACAAGGTCGAGGGCCGCGAAGAGAGCGCCTTCAACGAGGACGGCCTGCGGACGATCTTTGAGATCCACACCACCGTCGACATCGAGGACGACCGCACGGACGGGCCAGCGCCCTACATCCTCACTGTGGACAAGGTGACGTCCAAGGTCCTGAGCATCTACCGCAACTGGGACGAGGAGGACGACGCGCAGGAAGAACTCCAGTGGTTCGTGGAGTTCCCCTTCGTGCCCTGGCGGGGCGCATACCCCATCGGCATCACGCACATGATCGGCGGGCTGTCCGCCGCGGCGACGGGCGCCCTGCGCGCCCTGATGGACTCGGCGCACATCAGCAACAGCCAGACCATGCTGAAGCTGAAGGGTGCCGGCATCGGTGGCCAGAGCATCGACATCCAGCCCACGCAGGTGGCGGAGATCGAGGGCGGCATCAACGTGGACGACGTCCGCAAGGTCGCCATGCCGCTGCCGTTCAACCAGCCCTCCGGCGTTCTGTTCCAACTGCTCGGCTTCCTCGTGGAGTCGGGCAAGGGCGTCGTGCGCACGACCATGGACGACGTGTCCGACGGCAACGCCAACGTGCCGGTCGGCACGACCATGGCGAAGATCGAGCAGGGCATGGTGGTGTTCAGCGCCATCCACATGCGGCTGCACAACGCCATGGGCCGGATGCTCGATATCCTGCACCGCCTCAACGGCATGTACCTCGACGACGAGGCGCAGAAGGACGAGATCGGCGAGGAGATCGCGACCCGGGCTGACTTCGCCGGGCCGATGGACGTCATCCCGGTCAGCGACCCCAACATCTTCTCCGAGACCCAGCGCATCGCGCAAATCCAGACCATCGCCCAGCGGGCGGCGGTGCAGCCGGGTCTCTACAACGCGCGCAAGGTCGAGGAGCGCATCCTTGACACGCTGAAGGTGCCGAACGCCGCCGACCTCTTGGTGCCTCCCGTCGAGCCCAAGGAGCAGAACGCGGTGGCCGAGAACGTGGCACTGACCATGGGTCGGCCCGTCATCGCCTTCCCGCAGCAGGACCACATCGCTCACCTGTCGGCGCATCTCGGCTACATGCTGAACCCGGTGCTTGGTGCCAGCCGGCTGATCGCCCCGCAGTTCCTGCCCGGCGTGCTGAACCACATCAAGGAGCACATGGCACTGTGGTATGCCCAAAAGGTCTACGAACTGAGCAACGAGGCTACGGGCATGGACATCGGCGAGGCCGTGCGCGACAACAAGAGCGTCGAGGACAAGCAGTCTTTCGACCGGATGCTGGCGGAAGCGTCGAACACCGTGTCCGCTCGTGCTGCGGATGCGTTCGGTGCGCTGCCGCCCGTGATTGAGCAGGCCGTGCAGATGCTTCAGGCCATGTCGCCGCAAGGCCCGCAGGATCCGGCGGTAATGGCCGCTCAGGCCGAGACGCAGCGCCGGGCGGAGGCTGACAAGGCCAAGGCGGAACTGGACGCCCAGCGCCTCCAGATCGAGCAGCAGGACAACCAGGTCGATGCGCAGATGCAGCAGGCCAAGATGGCCGCTGAGATGCAGGCAGACCAGATGCAGCAGCAGAGCGAAGACCAGCGATCTGCGCTGGAGATGCAAGCCCGCGTCGCGATGAACGACGCCGACAACCAGACGGCCATGTTGCTTGCCCAAATGGGCGGCGGCGAGCCTGCGGTGAACCCGAACCCCAACCCCCAGCCCTAGAGGACACCCCCCTGATGGCCAAGCCGACCGAGAAGACCAAGGGTCCGGTTCCCCAGCACCACATGCTGGCGACGACCGGAAAGCCGCGCCCTGACAACGCGCGCAAAGGGCCGATGCCGCCCAAATGACCGCCGACATGCTGATCAGGAGGCTGAAGGAGGCGCAAGCTGAACTCGCCCATGGCCTCCTGATTACGCCTGCCGGGCGGGACGCCTTCGAGTATGGCCGAGCCGTCGGCCTCTACGAGGGATACGAGAGAGCCTGGAACTTGATCGCGAACCTTTTTGAGGAATCGGAACGCGGTAAGTTCGACATCTAAGGAGCACACATGCAAAGCATTGCGAACAACATCGCCTTCAACTACGGCACCGTAGACGAGGCATTTCCGCCCTGCGACCCGCTGGTCAAGCCGTTCGGGTCACGAGTTCTGGTCCAGTTTCGGACCCCCAAGAAGGTCACGAAGGGCGGCATCATCCTGACCGCCGACACCCGCGAGACCGAGCACTACAACACTCAGGTGGCTAAGGTCGTGGCCGTCGGCGAACTCGCTTTCAAGAACCGCAACAACATGACGACATGGCCTGAAGGTGCGTGGTGCGCGCCGGGCGATTTCGTTCGCGTCCCGAAGTACGGCGGAGATCGCTGGACGGTGGCGACGGACGATGGAGAGGATGAAGCCATCCTCGCCCTGTTCAACGACCTCGACATCCTCGGCCTTGTGACCGGCGACCCGCTGGCCATCAAGGCTTTCATCTAAGGAGCCGCCTATGTCCGACGTGATGACCGAAGACGACGACCTGGAGATCGTGGAGGTCGACGAGATCCCCGAATCCGCTGCCGAGGAGCCTGCGGCACCAGAAGCCGCGGCGCCGGAGCCCGAGGAGCCTGACGAGGACGACGATGAGGACGACGAGCGCCTGGCGGAAAGCCAGGACGACTCGGAGGACGACATCGTCAACCGCAACCGCATCAAGCGGCAGAAGCGCCGGCAGGCACAGAAGCAGGGCCGGGAGCGGCTTGAAGCCGAGGTCCGGCGCCTAGCCCACGAGAACATGGAGTTGGCCCGCAAGGTCAACACCATCGAGGGCGTCCACCTCACGCAGGCCGAAACCACTCTCTCGCAGCAGCTTGCTGCGGCGCGCGAAGAGGTGCGGCAGACCGAGGTGATCATCGCCCGGGCGGTCGAGGCTGGCAACGGCGAGGACGTGGCTGCGGCCATGCGCCTTCGTGACGACGCGAAATACCGCGCCGATCAGGTCGCCGCCGAGCAGCAGCGGTTCACCCAGACGCGACAGGCCCCGACACAGCCTGTCGACCCGCGCACCCGCGCCTACGCCACGCAATGGGTGCAGGCCAACCCGTGGTACAGCCAGAACGGCACGGACGAGGCGTCCGTCCTCGCCCGGCGCATTGACCAGGGGCTGTTGGCGGAGGGCTATGACCCGACGACAGAGGGCTACTACCGCGAGTTGACCCGGCGCGTGGAGGCCCGCTTCGGGGGGCCAACGGTTTCCGCCGAGGAGCCTGCGCCCCGGCGCAACAAGGCCCCGCCGATGGGCGCCACCCGCGAACACGCCCCGGCCAGCACCCGGCGCACCACGGTCCACGTGACGCCGGAGATCCGCCAGTCCCTCGAAGACGCAGGGTATTGGGACGACCCTGTGGTCCGCAACCGAGTGCTCCGCCAGATCGAAGCGCAGCGCAAGAATCCCACCCGTTAAAAAAGGACGCGACAATGCTCGAAGATGATGATAGGCTTAAGAAGGAAATCGGTGCTGGACGCCGGTCCCGCGCCTCGGAAGACCGCAACGTCACCGAGGACCGTGTGAGGACCGACGACGACCGGCTCGCAATGTTCCGTATGCAGATGCACAACGATGCGCTGCCTGATCTGCCTCCAATCCCCGGCTACCATGTGTGCTGGTTGACGACGACGAACCCCCGCGACAGCGTTCATCGCAGGATGATGCTGGGGTACACTCCGGTCACGCTAGAAGATGCGCCCGGTCTGGACCACGCCACCCTGAAAACGGGTGAGTACTCGGGGCTCATCGGCATCAACGAGATGCTCGCGTTCAAGCTGCCATTGAACCTCTACGAAGCGTTCATGCAGGAGAACCACCACGACGCCCCCGCCCGCGAAGAAGAACGCATGGCCGACACCACCGAGAACCTGGTGGAAGAGGCCAACCGGACGGGGTCACAGGTGCAGATGGGGGATGGCACGGCGGCGCTTCGTTCCAGTCCTTCCGCCCGCGGGGTCTTCACCTCATAGGGCGGCCCCATAAACCCCCCTCGAATGAGGTAAGACGCAATGTCCGCGACTTCCCAACCGTTCGGCCTTCGTCCTGTGACTTCTCCTAGCGGCGTGGTTCGTCCCGTCGCTATGTCGATCCTCACGGCCTACGGCGCGAACATCCTCCAGAACCAGCCGGTGAAGATCGGCACCAACGGGACCATCGAGGCTGCCGCCATCGGCGACCGCTTCGTCGGGTCCTTCCAGGGTGTCGAGTTCACTGACAGCGACGGTCGCCGTCGCGTGTCGAACAAGTGGACGTCCGGCACGACCGGCACCGACATCATCGCCTACGTCACGGTCGATCCGACCATCGTCTACGAAATCCAGTCTTCGGCGGCCATCGCGGTCACTGATATTGGCTCGCAGGCGGACTACACGACCATCACCGCCGGCTCCACGGTCACTGGCCTGTCGCAGCTTATGCTCGACGCCGCCACCCTGACCACCTCCGCCAACGCTTCCTTGCGGATCCTCAACGTCTCGCCCGGCCCCGACAATGCGTTCGGGGACACCTACGTCATCCTTCAGGTCCAGATCGCTGAACACCAGTTCATCGCTGACCGCGTCGCCTTCTAAGGAGGACCCGCACCATGGCTAATCCTATGAGGTCAACCGACTTCCGGTCCATCGTTGAGCCCATCCTCAACGAATCGTTCAACGGCGTGTACGACCAGCGCGCAGACGAGTGGAAGCAAGTCTTCACGGAGTTCCAAGGCATTGCCCGGAACTACCACGAGGAAGTGATGCTCTACGGCATGGGCACCGCGCCTGAACTGCCGGACGGTATGCCCGTCACCTACCAGTCGGGTGGCGTGCTGTTCGTCCAGCGGTACATCTACAAGGTCTACGGTCTGGCTTTCGCCCTGACCAAGGTCCTTGTCGAGGACGGCGACCACATCCGCGTCGGCCAGACCTACTCCAAGCACCTCGCCCAGTCCCTGGTCGAGACCAAGGAGACCCTCGGCGCCAACATCCTGAACCGTGCCTTCAACGGCTCGTACACGGGTGGTGACGGCGTGGCTCTGGTGGTGAACAACCACCCCATCGTCAACGGCACGGCCTCCAACGTCCTGAGCACCGCCGCGGCGCTGTCTCAGACCTCGCTGGAGCAGATGCTCATCCAGATCCGCAACGCCGTCGACAACAACGGCAAGCGCATCCGCCTGACGCCGAAGAAGCTGGTCATTGGTCCGTCCAACACCTTCCAAGCCGAAGTGCTGCTCAACTCCGCGCTCCGCGCCGGCACCGCCAACAACGACATCAACCCCGTCAAGTCGATGGGTCTGCTGTCCGGCGGCCAGGCCAACCTCTCGCGTATCACCTCGACCACCGCTTGGTGGATCCAGACCGATGCGCCCGAGGGCCTGAAGCTGGCCAAGCGTCGCGGGCTGGAGAAGTCCATGGAAGGCGACTTCGAGACCGACTCCATGCGCTACAAGGCCACTGAGCGTTATGCGTTCAACTGGACTGACTGGCGCGGCGTCTACGGGACCGCTGGCGTCTGATTGAGGCAAGCCCGGCGCTTCGGCGCCGGGCGAACCTTGTCAGCCTAACTTCAAGCCAAAGGACAACACCATGGCTCAAACCCACCTAAGCGGCCCTCTGGCCTCCGGCGACAAGCAGCCCGGTACGCCCGGCGGCAACAACATCGGGCTGGCGGTTCTGTCGCAGACCTTCCTGATCGACTTCGACGCGACCTTGGTGCAGACCCGGTCTGTCCTGCTCCCGGTCAACAGCCAGATTGTCAACATCCTCTGCGACGTGCTGACCGCCTACAACAGCGCCACTTCGGCGACGCTGACTGTGGGCACCGCTGCGGCGGGCACCCAGTACGCCTCGGGCGTCAACGCCAAAACCGCTGGCCGGACCATCCCGACCTTCACGGCGGCGCAACTGGCCGCGATGGACGACACCGGGACGAGCGAGGGCGTGTTCGCCACCGTGACCTCCGTCGGCCAGCCGACTGCCGGTCAGGTCCGCGTGACCGTCAACTACGTCCAGACCACGGGCATCTAAGCCTGGGGGCCGGTCCTCGGATCGGCCCTCACCTCTTTCGGAGACGACACCATGCGTCCAGTGACAGTCAGCCAGACCGGCGTCGGCAGCAGCACGGTTGTCATCCCTGACTACATGCTCAACCCCTTCAACATCGGGGTCGCGGTCAAGGTGACAGGCACCGTCACCTACACGGTTGAGCACACGTTCGACGACGTGTTCGCTCCCACATTCAGCCCCGCCTCGGCCACCTGGTTCTCGCACACGACCCTCGCTTCTCTTTCGGCGAACGCGGTCAGCAACTACGCTTTCGCTGTCCGGGGGATCCGCGTCACCGTCACCGCCGGTTCCGGCACAGCATCACTGACCCTCGTCCAGTCGGGCGTGGCGTCGAACTAAGAGGGTAGGACATGTCGGACAACGGGTTGTCTGCCGGGGGTGGAGCCTCAGACTTCGCCGCCAAGGTGGCTTTGGCTGCCGAGGGCGGGGTGGCGTTCGCCGACCGCATCAACATGTTGCGACAGGCCGAGGAGGCCGCGACCAAGGCCAAGCAGGCGCTGGGCATCGCTGGTGACGCAGCCGAGGCGTTTGAGCAGGCTTCCGCCAAACTCTCCGCCGCCGCGGATAAGGTCGCCAAGGCCAAGTCGGAAGCCGAGGGCATCACGACGAAGGCCAAGGTCGCCGCCGACGAGATGACCGGCAAGGCCAACACGCTGCTCACCGAGGCCGGCCAGGTCAAGGTCGCTGCGGAAGCTGCCGCCAAGGCGCTCAAGGCCGAGGCAGACAAGGCGCTCAAGGCCGCCAAGGCGGAAGCCCAAGAATTGGTGCGAGCCGCCAAGGCCGAGGTCGGCGACATCGAGAAGGCGTCTGGCGCCGCGCAGGCTGCCCTTGCGGATGCCCTTGCCAAGAAGGCCGAGGCCGAGTCCACCGCCGCGACGCTCGAAGCCGCCAGCCGCGACTTCCTGGCCGTTCTGCGGGGTGTGACCAATGGCGGTTAACTACAGCACTGCGGTCAAGAACACCCGCATGACGGCGGTGCGCGACGCCATCGACGGCGGCGCTGGCCCCGGCACGTTGGAGATCTGCACCACCAGCTACACGACCGTGCTGGCCACTGTCACGCTGGACGACCCGTGCGGCACCGTGTCGAGCGGCGTCTTGACGTTCAGCGCCCTGCCGATCAGCACCACGGCGTCGAACAACGGCACGGCGGCGCTGGCGCGGTTCAAGGACTCCACCGGCACCGTGGTCTGCGACGGCCTGACGGTCGGCACCAGCGGCACGAATGTCATCGTCAGCACCACGACGTTCACCTCCGGCCAGAGCGTCGACCTGACCGCAGCCACGATCACGCACGGGTAAGGGGCCATGGCTGACAACGTAGGCTACACACCCGGGTCAGGCGCAACGGTCGCCGCTGACGACATTGGCGGGGTGCTGCATCAACGCATCAAGATCGGCGTAGGCGAGGACGGGACGGCGGTTGACGTTTCAGAAGCCAACCCCATGCCGTCTAGGGACGCAAACGCGGGCAACACCCTGCTTCGCATCCTGCAAATGCTCATGGCCCCTCTGGGCTACGACAAGTCGCTCCAGCGCCAGCGCGGAACGGTCCTCGTGGAGTCCGGCACCATAACGACCGTCGGCACGGTGACGACCGTCAGCACCGTCAACACGGTAACCACCCTCAGTAACATTACGTCGGTCGGCGGCTACCCGGCCCAAATGCAAATCATCGACGGAAACCGTGCAGCCTGGGCGCTGAACGTCCGCTCGCGCATCACCTGAGGATCACATGGCAAACACCTTCAAGAAGGTCATCGACGCGCAAATCTGGCGTCAGGTTCAGCCCAGCCCCAATGCTCACGCTGCCGGGTCCTCGATGGCGTCGGACCTGCGGTCCACCCTGCTCCGCAACCCCTTCGTCTACGACATCGTCGGCGCGACGACCCTGAACCGCTTCAACATCATTTCAAAGGCGTGGCAGCCGATGACCTCCCCTGCTCTGGGAGGCAGTGTTGCGGCTGGAGCCACCTCGGCTTTTGCCCCGTCTCTCGGCTTGGTCGGCACCATTGCGGCAGGCGCGACGACCACGAGCGTCGTGATCTCGACGGCCTTCCCGACTGCGGTTGGCCTCAACATGCTGGCCAATCGCGGCGGCTCCGGCGACAAGGGCTTCAAACTCCGCATCACCGACACCACAGCGGGCAAGGTGGAGGAGCGCTGGATCGTCGGCAATACGGTCGGCACGACCCCGACCATCACGGTCGAGACAGCCTTCACCTTCACCCCGGCTACGGGCGCTCGCTATGAAATCCTGGCCGGTCGCCTGTATATGCTCAACGCGGGCGCTTTGGCGGCAAACCAGTTCCGGTCCTTTGAGCTCGCCGCGAATACGCTTTCGGCCAGTTTGACGACGACCAACCTTCCCGCCACCATTGCCACAGACAGTGCGATGCTGGTTCTCGACGAGCAATACACGCCCTACAACATGGCCCCCGGCGAAGGGATGGTGAAGGGCTCCTTCACCTATGACACCGGCCTGAGCGCACTTGCGGCGACGGCAACGGGCGCTTCGACCCTCACCGGGCAGGCGACGGGCGGCGACGCGGTTGTGGCGGTCAACGAATACCGCAACTTCCAAATCCGGATCGTGCAGGACACCGTGACCCCGGCGGCGGTTGGCCAGCGGCGGATCATCGCTTCGCACACTGTCGGGGCCTCTCCGGTTTACACCCTGGGCACGGCTTGGACGACGACGCCTTCGTCCTCGGCAAAATACGTCATCGAACTGCCGAACCTGATGCTGCTGCGGTCGAGCGCCACCAACGTTGTCTATACCTACAACTACGGCGATGCGACCGTGAACAACGGCACCAACAGCATTGCGGCGGGTGCGTGGTCCATAACCTACTTCGGCAACGCCCCTGCGGCCCAAGCCGCCGGAGGGCTCTGGGCTCCGTCTTTCGGCATCCAACCCGATGCGGCCCGAAACGCTCGCCACAGCTTCAACTATTTCTTCCGAGGCGGCGCGGTTGTCACTCTCGACGTTCTGGACATCGCGGGGTCGATCACCGGAACGTGGACCGGGGGAATTACCTACGACGGCAACAGCACGGCCATTGGCACTGGAACCACTGGCGTCTATGCCCCGTTTGAGAACGAAGGCCGGATGTTCTACCTGAACGCCTATGTGGCGTCGGCGCTCAACCAGTTCTTCCGCTTCGATGTGCAGAACAGGGTTCTGACGCCCTACACCAACACCGACTTTGTTCAATCGGGCAGTGCCGCCGTTGGCGGGCGCATGGCGGCTTACTGTGCCATCGACGGGACGGACACTTACGACGTCCTGCTTCTTAAGGCTCACACCTCCCAAATCTGTCAAGAACTCGTGGTGCTGGTGTGACAATACCCGACTTGATCCGCCTGATGCAAAACCAACTCGCCACGCTGAACGGCATGTTGGCGACCGCCACGGTTCAGGGTGACGTTGCCCGCGTCGTGGCTCTTGATGCCCAAATCCTCCAGACCCAAGTGACCCTGGACCAACTCCGCTCTCTGCCCTGAGCGCCTAGACAGGAGGGCGTGACATGCTTCTGACCCTCCTCTCCCCGCAGGGCGCTGCCGGGACGATCACCGTCACGCTTGCCGCCACCGAGGCGCAAGACGTTGCGGCGCTGAACGTCACGCTCACTGCCCCGATCACTGCATCGCTTGCCGCCACTGAGGCGCAGGATCTCGCCGCGGTCGACGTGGTGGTGCGCACCGTTGTCACGCTGGCCGCCACCGAGGCGCAGGACGTTGCAGCACTCAGCGTCACGCTGGGGGCCGCGATCACCGCAGCCCTGGCCGCCACCGAGGCGCAGGACGTGGCGACGATCAGCATAACTGTCGGCGGCGGACCAACCGAGCAATTTACGGTGAGCGGTCCTCATGTTACAGACATCTTCACCACGACCACCTTGTCGTATCCCTACGACATCAAGAGGCGCACGGCCTGACCATGTACGACCTGTCACTCAGAGAGCAGACGGAGCGGGCCAAGATCGCCATCGACGAAGCCTTGGGCCTGTTCAACGGAGCGCAAGCTGCGCCGCCCGGACAGCCTCCCCGCCCGCCTGTCCCCTCCGCAGGTGCGCCCCCGTCTCCCGCTGCTCCTTCGGGACCGGGGGCTGCGGGGCCACCGGGTCAGGCCCAAGGCACCCCGTTCGCCGGCGCTGCGTCGAACCCCGCCCTGCGCCAGCAGCAGGGCGCGCTGGGCTCGCTGGAGTCGGCCATGCAACAGCCGATGGTCCGCTCGGGCGGCCCGCTCATGCCGGAGTTCTGACGATGAAGGGCTACACGGACACCACGCGCACGGTCTACATGTCAGAGGGCGGCAAGACCCCGGCGTGGACCCGCAAGGCCGGCAAGGATCCAGACGGCGGCCTGAACGCCAAGGGTCGCGCCTCCTACAACCGCGCCAACCCCGGCAAGCCGGGCCTTAAGCCGCCCGCCCCGAACCCCAAGACCGAGAAGGATGCGGCTCGCCGCAAGTCCTACTGCGCCCGCTCCGCCGGACAGGCGAAGATGTTTCCCGAAGCCGCCAAAGACCCAAACAGCCGCCTGCGCAAAGCCAGGCGGGCGTGGGACTGCTAACCAAGGATCTGATCCCATGAAAGGCTACAAGAACAGCACCAAGACGGTCTACGAGACCGAGGCGTCCGATTACGATTCCGGCTACCGTAGCGGCAAAGATGTTTACTCCAAAAGCCGTATGGCGTCCTCGATGACGCCCAGCGAAAAAGGCGGCGCGGCGGGGAAAATCTCGCGGGGCGTTATGCGGGCGACGGTCGTCAAGCCGACGGACGCCGTGGTCAAGGCGTTGTCGCGCACAGGGGCTCTCACCGACGACGGCGGCACCAAAGCGTCCCCTGCCTACGTTAAAGGCCAACTGAAAGCCCGCAAGGACACCGTCGGCTACGCCAAGGGCGGCGCGGTCAAGGCTTCCCCGCCCAAAGCCTACGACGCGGTGAAGGACGAGCCCACCTCGCGCCCGCTGACTGCGGACCAGATGCGCAACCTCCGTAACCGCATGAAGGCTCCGAAGCGCGCCTACGACCCGGTGAAGGACGAGCCCACCTCGCGCCCCTTCGCCAAGGGTGGCTACGCCAAGAAGGACATGGCCCAGGACAAGGCCACTGCCGGCAAGGCAGTCCACAAGCACGAGCGCAAGATGCACCCGGGCAAGCCTCTGACCAAGATGCAGATGGGCGGCAAGGTCGGTTGCTAGGCCGACCTTAGTCCTATACAATCTCACCAGACAGGTCTGCTGCACATAGCAGACTGCTGACCCCAACAGCGGACCTGCCATGGCCTACTCCGGCACAATCTCGCAGACTGTGTTCGATACCCGCAAGGTTGTCGACAACGCCTTCCGGCGAGCGAAGATGCTGCCTGAGACGGTCTCCGGCGAGCAGATCGACATCGCTCGGGACCAACTCTACCTGCTGCTCTCGAACCTGGCCAATCGCGGTGTGCCGCTCTGGTGCGTCGAGAAGGTCATCGTCCCGCTCTACGAGGGCATCGGTGACGTCACCCTGCCCGCCGGCACTGTCGACATCCTCAACGTCAACCTGCGCGTCTTGCAGGAAGTGACCGGCGTCAACACCGTCACCTCGACCACCTACAGCACCAGCTTCGGCACCGACACGCCCGTCACCACCGTCGGCGTGCTGTGGTCGGCAGCCGCCGCGCCCATCGCCCTGGAGCGGTCGGTTGACGGCGCAACGTGGACCACCGTCCAGACCGAGACGCCGTCCGCCGGCGCGGGCGAGTGGACGTGGTTTGACGTCTCGCAGATCATCTCCGCGCCCTACTTCCGGGTGCGCGCCACGACCGGCGTGCTGTCCTACACCCAGGTCTACTTCGGCAACAACCCGACGGAAATCCCGTTCGGCAGGCTGAACAAGGACGACTACACGAACCTGCCCAACAAGGCGTTCAAGTCGCTCCGCCCCCTGCAATACTGGTTCGACCGGCAGGTCCCCGCGCCCGTCATGCACCTGTGGCCGGTGCCGGATAGTGGCTCCACCGTCTACCAGATCGTCGCCTGGCGCCACCGGCATATCATGGACGTCGGCACCATGACGCAGGACGTCGAGGTCCCGCAGCGGTGGCTCGACGCCGTGATCGCCCTGCTCGCCGCCAAGCTGGCGTCGGAGATCCCCGAAGTGCCCGCCGACATGATCCCGCTGCTGGACGCCAAGGCCGCGCAGGCCGAAGCGGAAGCCTGGAGCGAGGAGCGGGACAACTCGCCCATCCGCTGGGCACCCAACATCAGCGCGTACACGAGGTAGGTTCGATGCCGCTCTACCTCGACACCCGCGGACGCTCGACCCTCGGCATCGCGCTGTGCGCGCGGTGCAGCCGCAAGTTCTCGCTCGACGACCTGCAATCGGATCCGAACTTCCCGGGACTGATGGTCTGCAAGGCTGACCTTGACGAGTTCGACCCCTACCGCCTCCCGGCCCGCCAGACCGAGGACATCACCCTTCGCTTCGTGCGACCCGACGAGAGCATCGCCACGAACCCGGCTGGTGTGATCGCAGAGGACGGCGACTACTTCCTCGTCACCGAGGACTTTGAGGAGTTCCTGCTCCCATGAGCGTTCCCAGCAACCTCATCCCGACGCGCATCTCCCAACTCACGGAGTACATGGGCGTCGATGCGAACGGCTACCTGCCGTACATCATCGGCGGCGTCACCTATAAGGTGAAGTTCTCCACGCTGAACATCGCAGGGGCTGCGGTCTCGTCGTTCAGCGGCGGGACGACCGGCCTGACGCCGTCCTCGCCGACCAACGGCGCCGTCGTGCTCGGCGGCACTCTCGCTCTCGCGAACGGCGGCACGGGCGCCACGACGGCTTCCGGCGCGCGCACGGCCCTCGGCCTTGGCACCGCAGCGACGACCAACGCCACGGACTACGCCACGGCGGCGCAGGGCACGAAGGCCGACACCGCTGTCCAGACTGTCGCCTCGGCGGACGGCACCGTCACGGTCACAGGCACCACGGCCATCGACCTCGCCGTGGCGTCGGTCGCCACGGTCATCGCGCGGGTCCGCAACAACACCGGCTCAACCATCACCAAGGGCTCGGCGGTCTACATCACCGGCGCCATCGGCCAACTCCCGACAGTGGCGCTGGCGCGGGCCGACACCGACGCGACTTCGGCCCAGACCCTCGGGCTGATGGCCGCTGACCTGCCGAACAACACCAACGGCAACGTGGTCGTCATCGGCCACCTGACGGGCTTGAACACCTCGGCCTACACGGACGGCCAGCAACTCTACCTGAGCGGCGCGACCGCTGGGGCACTGACGGCCACCAAGCCCTACGCCCCGACGCACCTCGTCTATGTCGCCGTGGTCGAGCACGCTCACCCGACGCAGGGCGAACTGTTCGTCAAGGTGCAGAACGGCTACGAACTGGACGAGTTGCACGACGTGGCGGCGCAGACGCCGTCTAACGGCCAGACCCTCGTGTTCAACAGCACCAACAGCCTATGGGAGAACAACACTGTCTCCTTGTCGCTAGGTGTAAACGGCACGCTGCCCGTCGCCAACGGCGGCACGGGCCAGACGTCCTACACCAACGGGCAACTGCTGATCGGCAACAACACCGGCAACACGCTGACGAAGGCCACGCTCACGGCGGGGACCGGCATCAGCATCACCAACGGTCCCGGCACCATCACTATCGCCGCGACCGCATCTGGACCCTCACTGGCGCAGGTCGTCGCCATGGCCTCCGCTCTCTAAGGACTGAACCTCATGGCTGTCACTCCCACCTCAATCGTCACGCCGCAGCGGCCCTTCACCGCCACGGCGGTCGCCACTACGGCGAACTCGACCTACACGGACACGCCGACCAACACGGTCCTGCTCGCCCGTCAGGACCTCCTGCCGCCCAACCCCTTCACGGTGGTCAACGGCTCGCCGACGGTCACGGTGCAGGCTCCCGACCATGGCCTGTTCACCGGGATGCAGATCACGGTGTCAGGCGCGGCGGCGGTCGGCGGCATCACGCCCTCGGGTGCCTACACCGTCACCGTGACGGGCGCGGACGCCTACACCGTCACGCACGGCTCCAACGCCACCTCGGGCGCCACAGGCGGCGGCACGGCGTGTCTGGCGCAACTGGCCCGCACCTCGGCCAACGGGGCGCGGATCACGAGGCTCACGGCCCTCGCCCGCGCCACCAACACGGCGACGGAACTTCAACTTTACGTCTCGAACGACGGCGGCACGACCAAGCGGTTCATCCGCTCGGTGCTGATGGCGGCCTACACCGTGGCGCAGACCACCGGCCAGACGGCGACGGACTTCGGCTACTCAGACTCCTCGCCGCTGATCCTGAGCGCCTCCGAGACGCTCTACGTCGGCATTGGCGTGACGAACACCGGCATCGTGTTCCGCGCTGAGGGCTTCGGCTACTAACATGCCCGTCCAACCCCTCGGTCCTGTTGGCATGACTGCCCAGTCCATGACCCTCCCGGCCGGCTCTCAGAGCCTGGCCATGGGGGGGATGGGTGTGCGGGCTCAGGGGATGGACGGGCGGAAGAAGTCGTCAGGACCGGGTAACTGGCTGGGCTTTTCGGGAACGACTTCAGCAGAGTGGGCCTTTCGTGGCGCGGTTGATACGCAAGGCAATCTGATCCTGACCGGCGATCGCGGCGGCGGGGTTTTGATTGCCAAGTATAGCGCAAACGGCGAGCGGAACTGGTCAGGGCAAATTGCGGGCGCCGACACTGGCAGCACTTTAGGCTTTGCCTCGCCGGGCGAAGGGGGCGTCACGACGGACGGGGCGGGAAATGTCTATCTAGTCACAACGGGCAACGCAGCAACAACGCTCGAAACATTCAAAATAGACGCTTCTGGCAAAATTGTATGGGGCCGATCTTACACAGCGGGAACAGCTGCCTGGGCAAAAGATATTGCAGTTGGAGTGAGCGGAAGTGTCTATGTGCTTGCCCGTTCGCAAGGTGGCGGCTTCGGCGGGAACAGTGTCCTAGTCGTCAAGTATAGCCCGGCAGGGGTATTTCAATGGTCCCGAAACGTGGACCTAATACCGGCCGAAGGCTTGACGCTTGATGCGTCGGAAAACGTTTACGTCCTCACATACATACCGGGCGGGCTTCTGAAGTTAAACAGCGCCGGAACCCTGCAATGGAGCGTGCAACGTTCAGGCGGGACGGCACCCAATCAAGTCCAAAAAATAGCCGTAGCTTCTAGTGGCGAGACATATGTTGTCGGCAGCCACCCGAGCGGCAGCGGTGCCTGTGCGCTCTGGGCTATTGATGCAAGCGGCGCGGCGCGGTGGTCGCGCGGCTTGGGGACGGATAGCAGCGTTTGGTTTGGTGTTGTGTTGTCAGGCTCAAGCGTCTTCTGCCTTGGCGCGACCACACAAGCCGGCGCGGGCGGTGCCGACATTCTTTTGGCAGAATACGACACCAGCGGCGCGCTCAAGTCGCAAAGGACCATCGGTAGCGCGGGCAACGATTACGGTTATGCAATCGCAGATGCTGACATCAACTCGCTAGCGATTTTTGGCTCTACGGCGCTAGGCGCAGGCAGTGGCGACGTGTTCATCGGTCGCGTTCCCAAGAGTGGTCTGCCCGGCGGGCAGGTGGGGCCTTACACACTCGCGGCGGCAAACTTAACGGCCCAAAACCTGACCACCACTTTTGCAAGTGCATCGCCTGCGACGCAGCCGCTCGGCTCTGATGCCGCGTCAAGCCTGAGCCTAACGTCAACAGTTTTGACCACAGCCATATATCCGCTCTGAGGACCGCATGACCCTCTACCAACGCAAGACCCTTCCCGACACGCTCATGGGCGACCCGGCCCCGCTTCCCGCCGCTCTGGTGGGCCTTGCGGACGCCAGCCTTGCCGACCTGACCGCCGCTCTCGGCGTGGCGGCGAGCGAACTCGGCTTCGACGGGCAGGGGTTCTTTCCCTTCACGCCTGAACCGCCCCCGCCTGCCCCGGTGGATGAACTGAACAAGGTGGACTTCCTGCGGCTGTTCACCCAGGCCGAGCGCATCGCCATCCGGCAGGCGGCGACGGCCTATCCCACCATTGCCGATTACCAAGCCATGCTCGACGCGGCGTCGCTGGTTCGGCTGTCCGATCCTGACATGCAGGCGGGGGTGCCGATGCTGGAGTTTGGCGGGCTGCTCGGCGTGGGCCGGGCGGCGCAGATCCTTTCCGGAGTGCGTCCATGATCGAGCATCCGCAGGAAGAAGCGACCATCCCCGGCCGTCCGATCCTGTCCTATTTCCGGCGGCTGTTCGTGTCGGCGGATCAACTGCTGAACGTCATCCTCGGCGGACACGAGGACGAGACCATCTCCTCCCGCATCGCCAAGGACCGCAGGCGTGGGCGCAAGTTCGCCTGCATCCTCTGCCGGGTGCTGGACTGGCTCGACCCGCACCATTGCGAGAAGGCCCTTGAGAAGGACGAGGGCAAGCGCCCCGGCCAGTACGACCCCCCTCGTAAAGATTACCCGCCTCGGAGCGATTGGAGTTAACCGTTATGCAGTGGGACGCCATCCTACAAATCTTCGCCGGATTCGTCATGGCCCTCGGTGGGTGGTTCATGCGCGAGTTGTGGGGTGCCGTGAAAGAGTTGCGCACAGACCTCGCCGCCTTGCGCGCCGACCTTCCCAAAGAGTATGTGTCCAAGAACGACTACCAGCAGGACATCGGTCGCATCCACGTGCTTCTCGACAAGATTTACGACAAGCTGGACACGAAGGCCCCCCTGTAACAGCCGCAAGGAGCACCTGTGGCCATCCCTTCGATCACACGCGAAGCCGCCGAGGATTTGATCTCGGCTATCGAGGACATCATGGGCGAGGGGTATCCGTACCCCGGCGTCGCAGGAGATCACGTCAACCCCGGCGCGGTTCACATCTATGCCCAGCGGGAGGTGGTTCCCGCCATGACCATCCGCTCCCGACTGAAGCGCATCAAGGAACTCTACGGCATCGAACCCAACCAGAGCGCCTACCGCCCGGCCAAGGCGAAGCCCATCTTCACTGTAGACAGCCTGCCAGACGACGGCGAGCCCGAAGCCGCGGACCTCATCGCCAAGCTGGCCGAGCAACACCGCAAGCGCAGCGAACACCACCAGGCCGCCAAGCTGCGCCAAGTCCGGGTCCACATGGATGGCCCGATCGCCATTGCAGGCTTCGGAGATCCGCACATCGACGACCCCGGCTGCGCTTGGGGCGACCTCGAACGGGACGTTCGCATCTGCCGCGACACGCCGGGCATTATGGCGGTGAACATCGGGGACAGCACAAACAACTGGGTCGGGCGCCTCATGCGGTTGTATGCCGACCAAGAGGTCACGTCGAAGCAGGCCCTGAAGCTGATCGAATGGCTCATGACGGCGCTGCCCTGGCTGCTGGACAAGGAGGGCAATCACGACCTCTGGAACACGGAGAAGGGCGACCCTGCCGAGGTCATTCACCGGCTCATGAAGCTGCCCGGCATCCGCGAGATGGGCTCATCCCGCTTGCGCCTTGCCCTGCCATCCGGGGCTGAGGTGCTGATGCACGTTCGCCATGACTTCCCCGGCGGCTCGCAATTCAACCCGGCCCATGCCCTCGTCCGCGAGACCCTGTTCGGCTTCCGAGACCACATTCTGATGTGCGGGCACCGGCACTCGTCGGGCTATATCCCGGTCTTCCACAACGACCCGCGCCGGCTCTGCCACGGCTTCCGCCTCGGGACCTACAAGGACTTCGACCACTACGCTGCCGAGAAGGGCTTTCAGGATACGAACTGGGCTCGCAGCATGGGTGCCGTCATCAACCCCGATCACGCCGACGACCCGACCCGGTTCATCAAGCCGTTCTTCAACCTGGAGGAGATGGCGGAGTATCTGACTTGGCGTCGAGGCAAGTGGGAACTAGGAAAGAGCGCAGCATGATCAACCCCCTCGCTTTCATCGCACTTGCGGCGATCCCTCTCTACCGTTGGGCTGACCGGCGCGTTGGGTCTGGCGGCGCTAACGTCCTCGGCCCTCTGGGTGGACGGAGCGTCGGCTTCCTCGGCGGCGCGCTCCTCGGGGCAGCCATCGGCTATGTCGCCGTGGGCCTGTGGGGTGCCCTCCTCGGCCCCTTCTGGGCACTCTACCGCTCGTTGGACTTTAAGCGCGGCGCCTTGACACCCATCGACGGCAGGGAACGTGTAAACGCAGTCCTCCGCCACGCGCTCGCCCTGCTGATCGCCGTGCCGATCTTCTTCCTCGGCGGCTCTTGGATTACCGCCCTCGTGGTCATGGCCGTCTACGCTGTGGTGGCCTCTCTGCTGGCGTTCGACCTCGGCGACCGGCTGATCGCCTGCAACCGCGACGGCGGCGCTTGGAACGACGAGTGGAACAATGAGGCCGAGCGCAGCCGAGGCACAGCCTACGGCGTAGCCTTTGCGGTCCTGTGCCTTTGGGGTGCGCTATGGTAATCAAAGAGGTCCAGTGGTTCTGGCGTCGTCTGTTCACTTTCCTGTTCGCCGGCATCAACACCGCCACCGTCGGATGGATCGTCCTCAAGGTCGACGAGCCCGATGCCCTGAAGTGGATCGGGCTGGGCCTGATCGCCGCCAACATCCTGCTCGCCTTCGTCTACATGGCCGGGGCGACGTTGGTCGATCTCACGCGGATCAAGACCGAGGCCATCAAGACGGCGGAAGAGGTCAAGGAGATCATCACATGATGCAGATCAACCGCTACCTGCTCGCCTTCTGCGCCATCCTCGTCGCCTTCGGCCTCATCCTCGCGGGCTACTACAAGGTGATGTTCGACATCCAGCGTAAGCGCGCCGAGGCCGCAGCCGCCGAGATCAAAGCCACGCGCCAGGCTCTTGAAGCCGCCAACGTCTACACCGAGAAAACCGTCATCATTCGGGAGAAGGGCAATGCAGCCACCCAGCGGATATACAAAGCGCCGAACGCGGACAGTCCTGTGCCTGACGGCGTGCTGTCTGCTTGGCGCGACGGCATTGGCCGGCTGCGCGACGACAGCGCCGAGCCAGCCGATCCCGCAGGCGTTCAAGGAGCCGTGCAAGGGGCCGGAGGATAACGTCAAGACCATCGCCGACCTCGCCGCCTTCTCCGTGCAGCAAGAGGTCGCGCTACAGGACTGCGAGGCCAAGCGGGTCGGCCTCCTGTCGCTGATCGACAAGCCCGCGAAGAAGCCCTGGTGGAGGTTCTGGTGACTGGACCGCTTTGGTACCGCGTAGCTGGGAAGCAGATCGGCGTGAAGGAGATCCCCGGCGCCAAGTCCAATCCGACGATCATGTCGTGGGCCAAGGCCCTCGGCGCGAAACTCGGCATCGCCTACACGAATGATGACACACCCTGGTGCGGCGTGTTCGTCGGCTACTGCGTGCAGGCCGCGGGCTTCAAGCCCCCGCCCATAGCCGTGCGCGCCAAGGCGTGGGCGACGTGGGGTGAGCCGCTCATCACCCCGACGCTCGGCTGCGTCCTCGTGTTCGAGCGCCCGGGCGGCGGGCACGTCGGCTTCTACGCCGGCGAGACGACCACCGCCTACCGCGTGCTCGGAGGCAACCAGTCGAACAGCGTCAACTACGCCTGGCTGGCGAAGGACCGCTGCATCGCCATGCGCTGGCCGGACAACAGCGCCCCCATCGTGCCTACGCGCGTCGTGGGGTTCACCGAGCCGAAGCAGGTCTCAACCGACGAGGCTTGACCCCTCGCGCTGATAGGCTATGCTCCTGTTCTCACGCTTCGGCGTGGGTGGCGTCCTCGACAACCCTCACGGCTTCGGGCGTGGGGCGCAGGGCCGGGGGAAACCTCGGCCCTTGCTTTTTGTGGCGGTGCGGGGCATAGTCCCCTTGTTGGACGGTTTACACCAACTCTCTTTTCTACCGGATCGCCACAATCCACCCTCCCGCCCACGGCTAGCGCAGGCCAAGTGCCGGGAGATACGCCACCGACACGCAGAAGGTCGGGGTTCTACAACTCAGGGGCCGGGGGAAACCTCGGCCTCAGCCATTTGTGGCCCACCTAGCTGATCCACAACCTCCTCACACACTCCCTGCGTCACCTAGGTGGCCCATAACCGTATGCCCTTCCCCTGCGCTTTCCTTCTCCGGGCTGCCGTGATACACTCTTCGGACTGACGGTCGAGGCCCAAAAAAGGGCTGCGGCGTCCATCAGCCCCCGACACGGTGCTTCATGGCGACGACGACCACCTTCACGACCCTCAAGGCCGATGTGCAGCGATACCTGGAGCGCGGATCCACGCTCGGTAACGACCCGGTAATCATCGAGCAGCTTCCCCGCCTCATCAACCTGGCCGAGCGGCGCATCGCCCGCGAACTCAAGGTGCAGGGCTTCATCAACGTCGTCACCGGCACCCTGACGCCCAGCCAGTCCGTCTACGCCAAGCCCGACCGCTGGCGCGACACCGTGTCGATCAACATCGGCACCGGACCCGGCAACAGCACCCGCAAGCAGGTGTTCTCCAGGGCCTACGAGTATGTCCGGCAGTACTGGCCCAACGAGGGCACAACGGGCGAGCCCGTGTTCTACGCAGACTACAACTCCAGCAACTGGTTGTTCGCGCCGTCGCCCGACGCCGCCTACCCGTTTGAGATCCTCTACTACGAGTTGCCGCCCCTGCTCGACGACGTGGTGCAGAGCAACTGGCTCACCGAGTACGCGCCCCAACTGCTGCTCTACGGCACGCTGCTGGAGGCGACCCCCTTCCTCAAGAACGACGAGCGCATCCCGGTTTGGCAAAGCATGTACGACCGTGCTGCCGCCATGCTCAACGGCGAAGACCTCGCCAAGGTGCTCGACCGCAACTCTGCCCGCAAGGAGGCATAGGTGTCCTACACCGAAGTGTTTGGAGGCACGACCCTCTACCCGTCGAGCGTCTCGTACCTCGCTCTCTCGTTGACGGCAGACACCACACTGGAGTGGCCGCTTGAGGCCAACACGGCCACCCCGGTAGCCGCGTCGATCATCGACGTGACGCCAACCGGCGCGTTCGCCATCACCATGCCCGACGCCACGCTCACCGCCCCGGGCCAGACGACTCTGTTCAACAACCTCGGCCCCTCGACCGTGTTGGTCAAGAACGCCAGCGGCGGAACGATCCTGTCCATGCTGGCTGGAACCCAGTGGAGCGTGTACCTTGCCAGCAACACCACCGCCGCCGGAACTTGGCGCACGTTCCAGTCCGGAGCCAGCACCGCTCAGGCCCAAGCCTCCGCTCTCGCCGGATTCGGCCTCCTCGCCACCGGCTCAACCCTGTCTGTCGCAGAGCCTGTCACTGGCTTCAACACCGACATCACGCTCCCTGCGGGCGCTCGCGGAGCGGCTTATCTTTGGTCGGGTGGTCTCGGAACCGTAAGCCTGATCTCAGCCAGCACTCTGGGCAACAACTGGTTCGTTGACATTCGCAACGGCGGGTCGGGCAACCTGACCGTAGACCCTTCCTCTTCGGAACTGATCAACGGCGCCACGACGCTCGTGCTGACGCCGGGCGATAGCTGTCGCGTCGTGACCGACGGAGTGGCTTGGTACACCTTCGGCCTTGGGCGCAGCGCGGTCTTTGCGTTCGACTACACGACCATCAGCATGACCGGCCAGACCTCGCCCTACACCCTGAGCGGCAGCGAACTGAACCGGGTGGCCTACAAGTTCACCGGCGTCCTGACGGCGAACATGGAGGTCGTGGTCCCGTCCACGACGCAGCAGTACTGGGTGGACAACTCGACCACCGGCGGATCGTTCACCCTTGGTCTGCGCACGGTGTCGCAATCACCCGCGATTAACGTGGTGCGCGGCTCACGGGCCATCGTCTACAGCGACGGGTCCAACGTCGTTGACGCCGACACGAGCAACGTCGCCCTGCCCATCGGCATCGCGGACGGCGGCACGGGCGCCACGACGGCTTCCGGCGCGCGCACGGCGCTCGGTGTGGCGGCGTCTGGGGCCAATGGCGACATTACCTCGCTGAACGGCCTGACGACGCCTCTGGCTATCGCCTACGGCGGCACAGGTGCCACGACCTCCGGTGCGGCGCTGGCGGCTCTCGGCGCGATTGGGTTGGCCAACGCCAACACGTTCACGGCTCGCCAGACGATGAGCGGCTCGGCGACAGACGTCGGGATCAAGTTGACAAACGCCATTGAGGCGGTGACTCTCAGCGCCACGGCGGCAACCGGCACCATCAACTACAACGCGCTGACCCAGTCGAACCTCTGGTACACGACCAACGCCTCCGGCAACTGGACCCTCAACATTCGCGGTGACGGGTCCACCTCGCTAAACACGCTGCTGGCTGTGGGCGAGAGCATCACTGTCGTGTTCCAAGTGACGAACGGCGCCACAGCCTACTACCAGACCGCCTTCCAGGTCGACGGCAACGCGGTCACTCCGACATGGCAGGGCGGCGCGGCTCCGGCGGCGGGCAACGCCAATTCGGTGGACGCCTACGCCTTCTCCGTCATCAAGACCGGCGTAGCGACCTTCGCGGTCCGGGCCAGCGTCTCGCGGTTCGCCTGATGCCTTTGGCCACTACCTTCGCTAACGCCTCGGCGCGCGCTTACGGGCTGTTTGGTAGGAGTGGGCCGGAAAGTGTTTTTGACCTGCTTGTCGTAGGGGGCGGCGCAGGCGGGGGCGCGGGAAACTACTCCACTTTCGCCGCAGGTGGTGGCGCGGGCGGCGCGGATGTAGGCACCGCTAGTGGGCTCCTTTTCGCTGTGGGCTCGTACACCGTAACAATTAGCGGCGGCGGCGCGGGAGGAAGTGGCGGTACTGGGAACAACGGCTCCGCTGGGGGGACTACATCGGTCGGCATGTACTCCGCCGTTGGTCCGTCTTCGGGAGGCGGCGGCGCTCCGGGCTCCACGGGCGGGAACGGGGGAGTGAACGGCTCCGGTTTCTCAGGGGGTTCTGGCGCGGTGAGTTCCGGCCCGGGTTCGGGTACGGGCGGCGGCGGCGGCGGACGCGGCTACACAGGCGCTGCGGGGAACGCAAGCAACGCTACGTCCACCGGCGGTGCTGGCGGCGCAGGGGCAACCTCGGCCATAAGCGGTACGTCTCTCGGCTACGGCGGCGGCGGTGGCGGCGGTTTCTCGTCGATGGGGACGCCGGGAGCAGGGGCCGATGGCGGGGGCAGTGGTGGTGCGGATGGCACAGCTAATAGAGGGGGAGGCGGCGGTGGCGCGGGAAGCGGCGGCGGTCTGGGCTCAGGCGGCCATGCGGGCGGCTCAGGCGTTGCCGTCGTTCGCTATCCGACGGGCGCGTTTACCTGCACAGGCGGAACGGTTACGACCAGCGGCATATATACCATCCACACCTTCACAGGCTCCGGTACTTTCGAGAGGATTGCCTGATGGCCCATTTTGCTGAACTCGACCAAAACAACATCGTCCTCCGCGTCATCGTCGTGAACAACAGCGACATCATGGTCAATGGCCAGGAGAGCGAGGCCAAGGGCATTGCCTTCTGCCAGTCTCTGCTCGGCGCTGACACGCGGTGGGTCCAGACTAGCTATAACGGCAAGTTCCGGGGTTGCTACGCAGGCATAGGGTACACCTACACTTCTGCGGCGGACATTTTCGTCCCACCTCAAAACACGGGGGCCTGATCGGATGCCCGAGAACATCATCCGCATCCAGTCTCAGCCCGGCATCAAGCGCGACGGCACCATGCTGGAGGGCGACGCCTACGTCGACGGGCAGTGGGTGCGGTTCCAGCGCGGCCTGCCCCGGAAGGTCGGCGGCTACCGTTCGATCAACAAGTATCTGTCCGAGGTCAGCCGGGCGCTGAACGCCTACACGCAGAACGACTTGACCTACGTCCACTCGGGCTCGGCCAACAAGATCGAGCGGTTCTTCATTGACACGTCGAACAACACCTCGGTCATCACCGACCGCACCCCGACGTCCGGCTTCACAGCCAACACCGCGAACACCTGGCAGTTCGACGTTGACAGCGACACCACGCAGAACCTGATCGTCGCCCAAGTGGCGCCGAACGGCGTGAACATCGCCAACAGCACCGGCGGCGAACTGTTCTCCGGCCCAATCCTGGGGACCGGCGTCTTGACGTCAATCGCCCTGCCCGCCGGCGGCAACTGCACGGGCGGCGTCGTGGCGCTGCACCCCTACACTTTCATCTACGGGACCAACGGCTACGTGGCCTGGTCCGTGGCGGGCGACCCGACCGACTTTGTCGGCGCAGGCAGTGGATCCGCAAACGTCACGGCGCAGAAGATCGTCAAGGCCATGCCGCTCCGCGGCGGCCCGGGTAACTCCCCCTCTGGCCTGCTGTGGTCGCTGGACGCCGTCGTGCGGGCCACCTTCATAGGCGGCGCCGAGGTCTTCCAGTTTGACACCATCACCACCGAGTCCTCGATTCTGTCGCCCAACAGCGTCATCGAGTACGACGGGGTATTCTTCTGGCTCGGGGTTGACAGGTTCCTGATGTTCAACGGCGTGGTGCGCGAAGTGCCCAACGCCATGAACCTCAACTGGTTCTTTGACGGCCTGAACGAGACGCAGGCGCAGAAGGTATTTGCCATCAAGGTGCCGCGCTACGGTGAAATCTGGTGGTGCTACCCTCGTGACGGGGCCACGGAGTGCAGCCACGCCATCATCTACAACGTGCGCGAGAACTCCTGGTACGACTGCGAGTTGCCGAACGGCGGCAGGTCCGCCGGCGCGTCGCCCGCCGTGTTCCGCAAGCCGCTGATGACCGGCGTGCAATCCTCGGCCAGCGGCTACAAGCTGTGGGTCCACGAGACCGGCGTCGACGAGGTGGACGGCACGTCTACTCAGCCGGTCTACTCGTTCTTCGAGACGGCGGAGTTGTCCCTGCCCATCTCCACCGAGGGCAAGATCAACAAGCAGCTTCAGGTCGCCCACATCGAGCCCGACTTCGTGCAGACCGGCGAGATGGTCGTGTCGGTGCATGGCCGCTTCAACGCGCGCTCGCTAGAAGTCGAGGGGCCGTTCATGCCGTTCCCGGCGACGGCTACAGACCAGACGGACCAAGTCGTCTACCTCAAGACGCAGCGGCGCCAGATGCGGTTCCGCTTCGCGTCGAACGTGGTCGGCGGCGACTACCAGATGGGTCTGATCCTCGCGCACGTCCAGCCGGGCGACGGGACGATGATCGGATGATCAACCCGCGAAACATGACGCTGACAGACTGGGCGGATAGTGTTATCCTTGTCGTGAGTGATGCGTGGTCCTTCGGCAAGCTGGAGGACGAAGCGCGTTGGCAAGACTGGGCCATCGGCTTCGTGAGAGCCTCACCGTTCACACAGCAGGCGATTCCCGACCCCTACCTGTTTGCGGACTGGCGCGACTGGGCCGAGCGCGTCTATCCCATGCTTGAGGTGACTTGATGCCTGACTTTGCCGTTAACTTCCCGGGCGAGCCGCGAGAGGACCTTTCCGGGTTCGCCGTCAACGCGCCTGCGCCAGGCGGGAGCCAACCGGCGAGCGGCATGACCGCGAACATCTCCGGGCTGCCGGACGACCTGTTCAACAAGTACTCGCAAGGGCCGACCGCGCAGTTGATGCCCGCCGACCCGAAGAAGGGCTACGGCACGTCCTACTACGCGGCCTACACCAATGACGGTGACATGGCGGGCGCCGTGATGGTCGCCGACGGCCAGAAGGTCCGCCTCGTGGACAAGATGACCGGCGACGTCGTGTTCGAGGGCGTAGGCCCGGAGGGCGCACGGCTGGCCACTTCGGTAGCCAACGGCATCTCGCAGGACCTCGGGCGCAAGGCCGCTTGGGCCATCCAGAAGCCGTCCGACGAGGGCGGCTGGGTGTCCATGGCCGAGGAGCGGTACGACCCCAAGGAGCAGAGCACCCTCGGCAAGCTGGCCGACTTCGCCCTGCCGATCCTTGGCGCTATCCTCATGCCTGTCGTTGGTCCTCTCGGCCCCGTTCTGGCGGCAGGTCTCGGCTCGGCGGCAGGCTCGGCCCTGTCGTCTATCGCGCAAGGCCGCGACGTCAGCGAGACCGTCAAGCGCGCCGCCATCGCCGGGTTGACGGCGGGCGTCGGTGCGAAGGTCATGCCGATGCTCGGCAACGCGCTCGCCAACAGCACCAGCCCGGCGGGGCAGGCACTTTCTCAAACCTACTCTAATGTCATGAACCCGCTCAACGCCGGGGTCAACGCGGTGCGGGGTGGGGCGAGTGCGATAGGTGATGCGGTGTTTGACGCCGCTGGTAACTTGATTGTGCGCGGGGGCAGCAACGCCCTGACGTCGGCCACGGGCGGCGCCCTCGGCTCGCTCGCGGGGGGCGCGACGAACGCCCTGACGGGCTCCAGCGGCCAGAACGTCGCGCAAGGTGGCTCAGGCGCTGACACGGTCGGCAACACCATTGAGGGCGTGGACGTCGTTGGGACGGGAGCCGACGCCGCTACGGGCGGCGCTCTCGGCTCGGTCGTTGGCACCGGAGCCGCCGACACCGGCAACACCGTCTCAGAGGTCGAGGTCACGGGCACAGGGGCCGACACCGCGACAGGTGGTGCGCTCGGCTCGGTCGTTGGCACCGGAGCCGCCGACACCGGCAACACCGGCAACACCGTCTCAGAGGTTGAGGTCACGGGCACAGGGGCCGACACCGCGACAGGTGGCGGGCTTGGCTCGGTCGTGGGCACCGGAGCCGCCGACACCGGCAACACCGTCTCAGAGGTTGAGGTCACGGGCACAGGGGCCGACACCGCTACGGGCGGCGTGATCGGGACTGCGGTAGGCGACGTGCTCACAGGGAGTGAAGGGTCGAACACCCTTGAAGACACGAGTACCGGCGACGACGTAGACAAGTCCCTGACCGACAAGATGCTGGACTGGATCAAGGCCAACCCCGTCAAGGCCGCGCGACTTGGCCTGACCCTGGCGGGCGGTATCGGCGGCGGTGCGGCTGCGCTTGACGACACGGACGGCGGCGGAGCGCCCCTGCCCCCTGGCTTCGCGGCTGCGGGCACACCGGGTTCGCTGTCCGACATCTTCCGCGCCAAGCTGCCGGCGCCCTCCGGGCCGTTCGCCGACCTGTCCGCTCGCAACGTCAGCATGACGCCCGAGGAGTGGAAGACCTACGGCCAGCGGTCAGAGCAGTCGTTCTTCAACAACGTGCCGCAGCGCCCGTCGGGTATCGACAACAGCAAGCGCGCACCTGTCAACCCGGGTCCTGTCGAACCGGAGCCGGGGTTCGCGGTGGCTAACACCCCGAGCGCGGCACCCAACCCCGCAACCGTCCCCGGCTTCAGTCCGACTGCACCCTCGTCCGTCAACAGCACGTCAGGCAGCGACATGAACAGGGGCGGCATGACCGCTGCGCAGTTCGCTGTCGCCATGAAGCGGTTGGAGAACGACCGCCGCGCACCGCCGATGCCCACGCCGTCCGCCGAGCCTGAGCGATTCGCCCGCGGCGGCTTCGCCGTGCGCGGCATCGGTTCTGGCCGCGAGGACAAGATCCCCGCGCGACTGAGCGACGGCGAGTATGTCATCGACGCAGAGACCGTGGCCCTGCTCGGCGACGGCTCGTCGGACTCCGGGGCCAAGCGCCTCGACGCCTTCCGCGCCAACATCCGCAAGCACAAGGGCAAGAAACTCGTCCGGGGCGAGTTCAGTGTGAACGCCAAGAAGCCCGAAGCCTACCTCAAAGGGGGACGCGCCTAAGATGCCCGACGACAACGGACTGACCAGTTTCCTGAACAGCGGCAACGTGAGCGTCGTGCCGTCCGCGAGCACGACCGAGACCGTGCTGCCGGATTGGTACACGAACTACGGGATGCAGCTTCTGGCCAACCAGAACGCGCTGATGAACACCCCGTATCAGACCTACCAGGGTCCTCGCGTCGCAGGCTTTACGCCCGACCAGCAGGCCGGGTTCGCAGCCACCAAGGACGCGGCGTTCTCCTACCAGCCCGGACTGAACGCGGCTCAGGGCGCCACAGCGGGCCTGATGAACGCGCCCGGCGGCCTTGAGACCGCCCAGCCCTTCCTCAACCGCGCCGGCCAGACGTCGGCGTCGCAGGTGCAGCAGTACATGAACCCCTACCAAGATGCGGTGGTCAACCGCATCGGGGAACTCGGTGCGCGCACCCTGCGTGAGCAAATCCTGCCGGAGATCAGCGACCGCTTCATCAAGTCGGGGCAGTTCGGCGGGTCGCGCCAGGCCGAGATGATCGGTCGGGGGATCCGCGACACGATGGAGGGCATAACGGCCAAGCAGGCCGAGGCCCTGTCGACCGGCTACACCGGAGCCCTTGGCGCGGCGCAGACCGACCTGTCGCGCGTCGGCAACCTCGCTGGAACTGCTGGCACCCTCGGTGCGGGCGACATCTCCTCCCGGCGCGCTACCGCCGCGCAGATGGCGGACATGGCTGCCCGCGAGCAGAGCCTCGGGCTCACCGGCGCCGGAGCCCTGTCCAGCATCGGCGACAAGCAGCGCGAGATGGACCAAGCGAACCTCGATGTCGGCTACCAAGACTTCCTGCGAAGCCAAGGCTACCCGCAGGAGCAGATCGACAAGGCGGCTGCCACGATGAAGAATGTGCAAGGTGCAGTGCCCCAAGGCACACTGAAATACGGCTACGGGCCGGAAGGCGCGACGAAAAATCCCGCCGAGCCGACCGACCTGATGAAGTTCAACACGCTGGTCGGCACCGGGCTCACGGTGGCCGAGGCGTGGAACAAGATTTTCGGAGGCCCGTGATGGAAGACGAAGAACTGGGTGCCCTGTCGTCGGTGACGGACGCAGAGTCCGAAGCGATGCCGGGTATGACCGGCAACCCGCAGGCGCTCGCCGTCCTGAACTCGATCCGCGCCGAGCAGAAAAAGCGATACGACGACTATGCCGCCCGCATCCGCGCCGCTCGCGCCGCCCAGCAGCCGACCCCCACGTCGGACATGTCGCGGCTCGCCAGCGCGTTTCTGGCCGCCGGCAAGCCGAACGAGGCGCGCTCCAACTGGATGGCCCTGCAACAGGGCGTTGAGAACTGGAACCAGAGCGGCGAGGCGCAGAAGGCCGCGGAACTGAAGCAGAGGCAGATCACCGCTGCCGAGGAAGCCGAACTCGCCAAGGCGGCGTTTGAGCAGGGCTCGTCGCTGGAGACCCTGGCGGCGAAGTACGCGCTCGATCCCCGGAAGTCGGGGTGGAGCGGATCTGCCGGGGTGTCGGCGGCGGGAGAGCCTTACGGCATCTTCAAAGATCCTACTACCGGACGGGTCGTCGTGAAAACCCGAGGCGGCGAGACGGCGTTTGACGCGCCGGGCACTCCGCCTGCTGGTGGTGGTGGCGCCCCTGCGGGTAACGCTCCGCCTGCTGGCGGCGGCGGCGTGTCCACCGAGGGCCTCTTCACCGGGCCGGACGGCAAGACCTACCGGAAGGACGCCTTTGGCGTGCCGCGCGAGGTGTTCGGCGCGGTGAACCGTCCGGCGAGCCCGGAAGAGGCGCGGCAGTTCGGTGCGACGGAGGGGGCCTTTGAGGGCGGCGTGTTCAAGCCGGGCGCGGGTTCCGTGCCGCTGTCGCAACTCCAGTCGGAGATTGCGAGCGGCGAAGGCAAGATCCAACACATGGGCGAGATGATCGCCCTCGCGGAGGACATCAAGTCCCGTGTCGGCCCGACCACCGCAGGCCCCGTCGGAGCCGTTGCCGGGTTCATTCCCGGTACCGCAGCCTTCACGCTCAAGGAAGAGATGGTCAAGACGCTCGGCGGCAACATCGCCTTCGACCGCCTCCAGCAGATGCGCGAAGAGTCCAAGACGGGCGGCGCTCTCGGCCAGGTTGCCGTGCAGGAGTTGGACGCCTTGCGTGCCTCTCTCGGTGCCCTGAACTCGTCAATGAACCCGCAAGACCTTCAGCGCAACCTTGACCGCGTGATCGCCGGGTATCAGCGCGCGATGGCGGCCTATCAGCGGATGCTGGCAGACAAGCAGCGTCGTCTGTCCGGCGGCGCTCCGCCGCAAGGCGCGGCCCCGGCGCAAGGTGGTGCGCCTGCGGGTGGAAAAGTGCTACGGTTCGACCCGAAGTCTGGCACGTTCAAACCCGCAGGGGGCTGATCCTTGGAACCGCAGATCGTAGAACTGCCCGACGGCACCCGGCTAGAGTTCCCCCCGGGCATGAGCCCAGAGGACATGCTGGCCGCTACCAAGCAGTATTATAGCCAGCAAGCCCCTGAGCAGCGCGCCACGGGCGACAAGCCCCCCGAAGCGCTGACCGAGACGGCCCCCGGCGAGTTCACCGGCGAGAGCGGCGCTCGCTACTCCGACAAGCCGCGCCAGCCACAACTCGTCACCGACCTCGAAGAGACCAACCGCCTGAGCCCCGAGGGTCTGCCGTCGGTTGAGGACCTGCGCGGCAACATCTTCCGCAACATCCTCGGCAAGGAGCCGCCGCCGTCAACCCCGGAACCCCCGCCCAGTCAGTTCGGAGCGGCGGCTCAAGGCGTCGCGTTGAGCACGCTGCCCACTCTCGCTGGGTATTTCGGTATGCGCGGGGGCGCCGGCCTCGGGGCACTCACCGGCCCCGCCGCCCCTGTCGCCGTCCCTGCACTGGCTCTCACCGGAGGAGCGGGGAGCGCGCTGGCCGCAGCGGAAGCGCAGCGGCAAGGGCTGGACGCGCTGCCCGAAGATTTCAAAGCCCGTTTCGGGCTGTCCGAGGAGCAGATCGCCGCGTCAAAGGAGGCATATCCCTACTCGTTCAACGCTGGCGCGCTGGCCCCCAGCCTGTTGGCTGGGCGTCCGATCTCCGCCGGGAACATGAAGCTGCTCCAGTCGGCGCTCAAGGAAGTCAACCCGGCGCTGGCCGCCCGGGTGTTCGGCCAAGGCATCAAGGAGGCCGTGCCTGTCGCCGCGCTGTCCGCTGGAGTCGGCGGCTCCATGGAGGCGGGGGGTCAACTCTTCGACGGCGACAAGAACTTCGACCCTGTCAAGATCGGCCAGTCCGCCGTTGTCAGTGGGCTCACCGGCTACAGCCCCCGCAACGTCACGGCGCTAGAGCGCAGCCTGATCGGCACCCAACAGCCGACCGCAGCGTCCGACACCCTGCAAGCGGGCACCCTGCGTCTCGGCGGCGAAGCGACCCCCGTTGACATCCTGCCGCCTGACGTCGTCACCAACCTCGCGTCCGACGTCGCCCGGGTCAACCCGCAGGCTGGTCGCAGCCTCGTGGCGGGTGCCGAGACCCGCCGCGGTCAGATGCCCGGCGCACTGTCCACAACGGCTGAGAGCCTGCCGGGCGTGCCTCCGGGCGCGACTGTCGCTGGCATCAAGGACGCCGCCAGCGCCGCCCGCCAAGCACGCCAAGATCGCATTGCGTCCGGCAAGACGAGCATCGTCCAAGGCGCGGAGGCCGAGCAGGCCGCGGCCAAGGCGGCAACTCCCGAGATTACCGAAGGCGCCATGCCCGCCATCACCCGCGGCAAGGCGGGCGAGGTCGTGCGCGACACCCTGTCGGCGCAAAAGCAGGCGGACTTCGACAATTACAAGGCTCTCTATGCCGAGGCAGAGGCGAAGGGCGACGTGCCCATTTCACCGAAGTTTGAGCGCGGGGAGGGTGCGGAGGTGTTCGACCCTGTGTCAGGCAAGTCCGGCACGCCGCAGGATCTCGGGCCGGACGCTACGGGTGTGATCTCGCAGATCGCTGACGCCGCCATGGGCCGGCGCAGCACACTCCCCCGCACCAACATCCCGAAGACCGAGGGGGTCCTATCGCAACTGAACCCCGACAACCTCACCTTCCGCACGCTGATCGACGCCCGACAGGCGTTCAGCACGATTCGCCAGGGTAACGCCGACGCCACTGAGGCCGCCGCCGCCCGGGACGCCATCGCGGCTATTGACAGCACGCTCAAGGACCTGACGGCGGCGGGGCGCTTCGGCGACTCTGAGGCCGCCACCGCGTGGTCGTCGGCCAACTCTGCGTTCAGCGGTTTCATGTCTCGGTGGGACGACACCTTCGCCGACCGGATCGTCGCCAGTGACGCCCCGGGTGCCAGCGCCGCGATCTTCGGAGGCCCGGACACCCTGCCCGGCCAGACGCCTAACCGGGTTCGCGACCTCGCCGACCTGCGCGACCGCCTCGGGCAGGACAGCGCGGAGTGGGCCGCTGTGCAGCAGGAGATGCTGGACCGCGCCCTGAGCCGGGACATGGGCAAGGGCACCTTCGGCACGGCGTTCGCCAAGTGGGAGCGCATCAACCCGGAACTGGCCGCGCTGCTGGTGCCAGAGGGGGGCCGCAACGCCCTGGTCCGCGCACAAGGAGAAATCAAGGCAGCGACCGAAGCGTCCGTCGCGGCGAAAGCCCGCGGCGTCCGTGCCACCGAGCGCGCCACCACCTTGATGAAGCGGACAGAGGATGCGTTCAAGGCGAAGGTTGAGCCCGCTTCGCAGGGCCTGAACTTCATGTCGACGGGGGCGCTGGACTTCCGCAACGCTGTTGACGGCTGGACACCCTCGCAACGCCAAGCGGCGAAGGTCGGTGTGCGCCAAGCCATGCGCGACGCGGCATCCAAGCCCGACGCCTCGATCCGACTGCTGGCCGACCTGGCCGACAACACTGATGCGCAGGCCAACCTGCGCTCCCTGCTTGGGAACGCCGAGGCCGACGACATTATCCGCAAGGCCGTTGCCGCCAAGGAGGTCGCGAAGCGCATTGGCGCTCTGGAGCAGGGCGCCCGGTCGGGTCTCGGCGCCGCACCCACGGAGCGGGACCTTTCAGACATCGCGCCCGACGTCATCGTTAAGTCCGGGCCGATGGGCAACAAGGTGGAGTTGTTTGACAACTTCTTCCAGTCTGTCTCGCGCCTGCTGACCGCCAAGGGCCTGTCCAGCGCGGAGGCGCTTCAGGTGTCTCGCGACCTGCTGGACCCGGAGAAGGCGGATCTGGTGCGCGACCAGCTTGCCAAGCAAATCGGCGAGGGGCCAGCGGACGCCGCCCGCCGCCGGGCGCAAGCGTTCTACGGGCCGATGGCGGAGCGCCTTGGTATCGCCGCCACCCGTGCCGCCGTGACGCAACGCGAGCCCCCACCCAAAGCCGAAGCACCTGCCGCGCCGCCGGCGGAAGAGGAAAAGGCCGAGTTCATCTCGCTCACGGCGCCGACCCCGGAAGCCGCGATCACTGTCGCATCAACAATGGAGTTGCCTGCGGAGCGCGCTGCGGAAATCGCCGCCCCGATCATCGCCAACGAACAGGTTGAGGGCACAGGCGACAATCCGCGATCCAGCGCAGTCGGGTACGGGCAGTTCATCGACCCGACCTTTATCGCCTACTACCGCAAGGCTTTCCCTCAAGAAGCGCGGGGCCTTTCCGAGCAGGACATCCTCGCCAAGCGCGGCACCGGCGTCGAGCGCCCCATGCTCTTGGCTTACACGCAGGACAACGTCGGCGCCTTGGTGCAGAACGGCATGAAGTTGACCCTGCAAAACCTATACGCGCTGCATCACATGGGCGCGGCGCTTGGGGTAGAACTGCTTCGCGCCCGGCCAGATCAGCCCGCCGAGCAGGTGCTAGGCGCCGACGTGGTCCGGGCCAACCCGCAATTCAGCGGTATGACCGCCGGGCAGGCCGTGAAGTGGCTCGCATCGCACGCAGCCAAGGGTGTTCCGATCACCCGGCCCGGCGCCGCATAGCCTCAAGCAGCACGTCCTGCACGCTGCGCTTGTTGACGAGTCGGTCCAGCACCATCGCGTCCACCGTCCCCTTGGCGAGGATGTAGTGGATAAAGACAGGCCGGTCGTAGCCGGACTGCTTCTGGCGCTGCGGGCCGATCCGCTCGATGATCTGGTCGTGTTCCTCAAGGTTCCAGTTCAGGCCGAAGAACGCGAGGATGTTGCCGCCGTCCTGTAGGTTCAGGCCGTGGCCCGCCGACGCCGGATGCGCGACCAGCACCGGGATGCGCCCAGCGTTCCAGTCCACAATCGTCTTGGGGTTGTCGTCCAGCGGCTTGGCCCCTGGAACCGCAGCGAGGATCCGCGCCAGATCGCTCTTGAAGTTGTAGGCGACCAGCACGGGCATCCCGTTGGCCTCCTCCACCACGCTCTTGAGCGCGTCGATCTTCTCGTCATGCACGACGGCCCACGAGCCGTCCTCCTTGTAGACCGCGCCATTCGACAACTGGAGGCACTTGCTGGTGCGCACCGCAGCGTTCACGGCCTCCACGCCCTCGCCCTCGATGAGCGCCCACATGTCGCGCTCCATCTCCTCGTAGGTCTTGCGCGCGTCCTTCGGCAACTCGACCTCGATCACGTTGCGGATCGGCTCGTCGACGTCCAAGCCCTTGACCGTCAGGCACACGTCCTTGAGCCGGTCCTCGATCTCAGCCTGCGCGAACTCGCGTGGCTGGAGGCTGTAGCCGTCCCAGCCCTTGGTGAACCAGCGCGCCTCGAACGCCGAGAACGTGCGGCCCAGCCGCTCGCCGCGGTCAACGAACCAGACCTGGCCCCACAGGTCCTTGAGCCCATTCGGTGCCGGCGTGCCCGTCAGGCCGATAAACCGGCGCGACTTGGTGTGCGCCACCTTCGCCAGCGCCCGCGCCCGGGAGCCGCCCTGCCGGGTGCGGTAGGACTTCAGGCGGGTCAACTCGTCGGCGATCACCGTCTTGAACGGCCAGCCCTCGCCGTAGTGGGCGACGAGCCAGGGCACGTTGTCGTAGTTGGTGGCGTAGACGTCAGCAGGAAGGCGCAGGGCGGCCTCTCGCTGCTTGGCGGTGCCCAACACTGGCACGACCCGTAGCGCCTGTGTGTGAGCCCATTTGGCGGCTTCCTGTGGCCATGTGCTGCTCACGACGCGCTTCGGTGCCAGCACCAGCGCGGGGAACACCTCCTCGACCGTGTCCAGCGCGCTCAGGGCCGTCAGCACCGTGACCGTCTTGCCCCCGCCCATCGGCATCCACAGGACGCTGCGGCGCAGGTTGTAGAGGTGGTCGAGGGCCTCGCGCTGGTAGTCGTGCGGCGTGAAGGTGCGGGTCACACGAGGTCGCCGCCGAACAGCTTGTCGGCGTCGACACGGAAGCCGAAGCCCCGGCGGTTGATGACGGAGCCCTCCGGCACTTTCTGCCGGATGCGGTGGATCACGACCGACAGGTGGGTGTGCGACTTGCGCCAAGCGTCCATCGACGACGAGGTGTCAAGGCCGATGGCCGTGGCCAGATGCACGTTGCTGGCGTAACCCTCGTGCTCAAGCAGGTAAGCCAGCACCAGCGCCTCCTGTGGGCCGAGGTTGAACATGTCGGCCAGTTGCGAGATGGTCATGCGATGTGCCTTCCGTCGGTCTTGAGGCGAGGGGGTTTGGACATGACGAAGGGGGTCTGCTTCGAGTAGACCACCTTCTGGTGCGCCGGGCAGTAGGAGCGGTGCCCCTCGGTGTCGGCGCAGCAGGAATAGATCCCGTCGTCCTTGACGATGGGGAAGGCGCACTCACCGAACTTGCGCTCGGTCCACAGGCTCATCGGCGAGCCCCGCACCGGCGCGACGCTGACGGGCGGCTGCACCTTGGGCGGGCGCGGGGTAGCGGGTCTCGCCGGCTTGGCACCAGGTGCCCCCGGCGCCTGACGTCGGAGGCCCATGCGGCGCAGCTTGCCGAGGACGGAGTTGCGCGTGGTGCCGAGGACCTTGCTGATCTCCGCGGCGCTCTTGCCCTCGGCCCACAGGCTTTCGAGGGTGTCGGTGTTTTTATCGGTCCAAATCATGCCCGACTGTATCCCTGCTTGTTAGCTGTCCGTCAAGCGCCAATTCGATGAAGGCGTCCACCTCCTCGCGGGAGGCGACCACCCATACCCGGAAGCCGTCGGCGCGTAGCCGGTCGCCCTCGACGACCTGGAGCGGGTGCAGTCGGCCACCCGCCCGCTTGACCTCCACGAAGTGCAGGTTCGGCCCCGGCCACCAGACCATGCGGTCAGGGGCGCCGCGCCTGCCGATCCATTGCAGTTTGCGTTGCCGCCCACCCGTCGCCTTGACGCGAGCGATCAGGTAGGCCTCCACCTTGCCTTCGGGGGTCACTCAGTCCTCCTTCTTATAGCGATATGTCTCGAACCCCGCTGCGGCAAGGGGCAGGCCGACCGACCACTGGGTGCCCTGCGACATGAGCGCGGCCAGGCCCTGCGCGCTGAACGACACGTCGTCCGCCGTCTCGCAGAGGATCTCGTCGTGGACGTGCAGGACCGGGCTGTAGCCCGCCGCCTCCGCCGCGAGCAGGCCGGCGGCGAGGACGTCGCGAGCGACGGCCTGTGTCAGGTTCTCCACAAGTTTTCCACCGTATGTGTCCAGCCGCTCCCAGCGTCGGGTGTATTGGTTGGTGCCCATGTAGGACAGGCGCCCGTCCTCGTCGACTTGCGGTGACGGGTAGCAGAGGTAGCGGCCTGATGGCAGGCGGGCGCGCAGCCAGCCGCCGGAGCGCCGGAAGGCAATGCTGCTGGCCCGGTAGACCTCGCCCGGGTTGCTGATGGCGTTGCGGGCGGCGCGCTCGCAGTCATACCAGAACTTGACCGTCGCCTTGTGCTTCGCGCGCCAAGCCTTGACGATCTCAAGCACTTTGGGTTCGGGCAGGTTGACGCCGTAGATCGCGCCCATAGCAGCGAACGCGCCTATACTGCCCTGAAAACCGCAAGCAAGCTCAGAAACTTTCCCGTTTACTTGCCGCTCGTCCTTGGTTACTTCACTCGGGTCCTTACCGAGGATGCCACCTGCTGTAATCTTGTAGATGTCGTGGCCTATACCTGCGTCGAAGTCTTTGAACGCCTCCAGCTTCCACTGCTCGCCGGCAAGCCACGCTAGGACCCGCCCCTCGATGTTGGACAGGTCGGCCACGACCAGCTTGCACCCTGGCGCCGCGACGATAGACCCGCGCACCGCACTGGCGCACAACTCCATGACGTCGTCGTAGAACACCGTCTCGACGCCCGCCTTCATGGCCTCGATGCCGAGGTCGATCTGCGGCTGCTTCAGGGTCGGTCGCGGCAGATTTTGGGGCTGGAAAATGCGCCCTGAGTTGGAGACGATGCGCCCGTTCGCCATGAAACGGTTGCGCGGGCCGGCGTTCACGATGTCATACGTCCGCACTGGCGAGCCTCCGCTTGGCCGCCGCAGCCGCACGGCGCTGCGCCCCAACTTCGGCGCGACGCTCCGGCGTCCAGTAGGCGATGAGCGCCTCCTTCTGGCGCCGCTTCCGCTTATCGTGGTCAATGCGCTCCCGCGCCGCGGCAAGTTGTGACTGTCGTTCGGCACGCTGCTCGTCGGGCAGTTGAGCGTTGAAAGCCACCAGGCTCTCCGAGATTTTGACGCTCACGCCCGCGACCTGTTCAGGGGTGCGTGCGTCCCACACCTTCTTTGCCCGCGCGCGGGCCGCACGCCTGGCTTTCAACTTTTCAGACGGCGTGCGCTCCGCAAAGTGTTTCAAAAGCCGTTCACTCTGCGCCTTGCGGTCCTCGTCGGTCCACGCCTTGGGGTTTACGTTTTTGCGTTCGGCTTTCAAAGCCAGCCGCAGGTTCCGACGCGCTATGCGGTACGCCTCGCGCGGGTTGGCCAACCGCCAGTCTCGGGCTAGCGCCGAGAGTTCGGCGGCGTGTGCCTGATGCGCTTCACTCTCGCGGCAGCCCCGGGAAAGCGCCGCGCGGTAGGCGGCTTCCCACGCCGGGTCGCGGCGAAGTTCTGCGGTGGCCGAAACCCCTGCGGGGCCGTCAAACGCCCCTCCAGGTGACAGGTTGTACGGGCTGACCAGCGCCGCGATCTCTTCGATCTCGGCGACAAAAGCCTCCTCAAGCGTGTCGCATGTCCGCAAGACCTCGATGGTGAACGCCTGCGCGCCGTACTTGCGGATAGCCGCACAGAATGGGTGGTGCGCGCCCTTGGCCGCGCGCCGCACATGCTGCCCCCAGCGAACCTGTAGCGGTTGAGACGTGAGACCGGCGTAGCTGCGCCCGCTAGGACTGGTCAGCCGGTAAATCGTGTAGCGTTCCCTCTCCATAGGGGTAGCCCTCTCTGCTTTGCCTCTCCGAGGGTAACATGTTCTGAAGTTGAAACATACACTTTATGTTCAACCGTCGCACAAACCCCGTCGTGCGTAATCACAGGCTTGTCGCCGGAAAACACCACGCCTTCGTGTCGAACCCACGACTCGCCGTCCCACACCAAGTCGTCGGTCGTGACGTCCTCTATGGGCCGCTCCAAGATGCGTCCAGTGTCGTCCTTGACCCGGACAAGTGTGCCTTCCGCCAAGCAGAAACGCCCCGTGCGAGACGCCCCGGCGTACTGCATGGTGCCCCGCAGCCGCCCGTCGGACGAGGTGCCGCGCACCAGCACCCGGTACTTGGCCGGGCTGGTCGCGGCTGCTTGCAGGCGCACCTCCAGCAACTCGCGCACATCGTCCGGCACGTCGGTCTTGAGCAGGGCGCCCAGCGTGCCCTTGCGCAGGTCTTCAATCTCAAGGCCCATCGCCTCGCGCAGGTAGCCGATCAGGGCGTCCCGCTGCGTGGCGCTGGGCACGGCGCCGTCCGTCATGCGCGCCGACTCCACTGCTAGTCGCTGGCCCGCCTCCTTGGCGGCGCGCAGGGCGGCGTGGGCCAGGTCCATGTCGATCTGGATGCCGCGGTCGTTGATGGCTTGGTCCAGCCGCCACACGGCCTTCTCGGCGTCGGTCCAGTTGACCTTGGGCTGGCGAGCGTAGACCTCGCGCATGGCGACGATGTCCATGCGGGCATATTCCTTGAACGCCTCCCACTCCGCCGGATGCGTCTCTTTCGTGGCCCGGCGGATCTTGCGCGTCTTGGCCTGCGGCTTGCAGAACAGTTGGATCAGCTTCTTGCCCGCCTTGTCCTTGGCCTTGTCCAGCGGGACGCCGAGGACCTCGCACTGTTTATCAAGGGCGCCCGGCAGGCTGTGCAGCAGGCCCACGGCGAGGGTGTCGTAGATGCGCTCAACGGGCACACGCACCTGACTGAACGACAGGACCGTGCGGTCGAAGTGGCTGTTGTGAATGATGATCCGGTCGGCAGCGTCGATGAGCGACTGCATCATGCCGGGGGCCGGGAACTCGACGACCTGGACCTCGTCGTCGTCCCATGCGTAGGCCAGCAGCAGGATCTCCGCGCTCTCCGCATAGGCCCATGTGCCATGCGTGATCGGCGTCTCGCTGTAGGTTTCGAGGTCGAGCATGAGTGTGCGCATGGCAAGGGGTGAGGGGCAGGACGGCAGGAGAAGGACCGCCCTGCCCCTCTGGCTTCGCTAGATCAGATCAGCGCAGCCAAGCGCGTTGGCGTAGAGTTCGAGCATGGCCCGCTCCTCCATCGCCTTGTCGCGGTCCTTCTTGCGAAGGGCCACGATCTTGCGGAGGGTCTTGGTGTCGAAGCCGTTGCCTTTGGCCTCGGCGTAGACCTCCTTGATGCCCGCGGCGACCTCGCTCTTTTCCTCTTCAAGACGCTCAACGCGCTCGATGATGGATTGGAGTTGGCTCGCCGCGACGGAGTTGTGACCCAGGTCCGACATCAGACGAAGTCCTCCTCGTCGTCCGCGTCGAACTCGTCAGCCGAAGCTGCCGTCGACCCGCCGAAGCCCTCGCCGTCAGCGTAGAACTTCACGCCGCGAAGCACGGCGTTGATGCGCCGGCCCCACTTCGGGCTGTCGTAGGCGTAGATCTCGACGCTGGCGTGGACGTAGCAGCCAGCGTAGATGACCCCGTCGGCTTCCGTGACCGGCTGGCCCTGACGGTCCAGAGCGGTCGGGCGCAGCTTCTCGGAGCGGGTGGACAGGAAGAAGTTGCCCTCGAAGCCGTCCCACGTGTCGCCGTCCTTGGTCGTGTACGGCCCTTCGACCCATGCCGACCGCTGGTCAGCCTTGAGTTTCTTGACGATGTCGTCCGCCTTCGGACCCCACTTCTCCTTGGCCGACGCTGAGATGGCCTCGCGGATCGCCGCCACGTTGGGGGAGGCGGGGTCGATGATCAGCTTGGCGCCGTAGGCGGGGTTGTTGTCGCCGAAGGCTTGGGCCTTGAAGACCGCCGGGAAGGCCAGGCGGACGTTACGCAGTTGCAGAATGGTCATGTCGCATGTCTCTCGTTTCAGGTTTCTAGTCGAAGTCCGCCGCCGTGGCCCCGAGGGACAACGCCGGCTTCTTATCCGTGGCCGGGGCCACCGATGGCTTGCCCGGGGACCGCGTGACCAGAGCGTTGATGCGCTGGAGGCGGGCTGGGCTGTGCTTGAGCAACTTCTCCGCAACCGTCGGAGAAATCAAGTCGTATTCGTACATCTCGCTGTTCTTGAAGCGCCAGGACTTCAGCAGCTTGGCGACGTCGTCCGGGTTGGACCACTTGCGGTTGCCCATCCGGCCCTCGACCAGCTTGTAGCCGGGCACGTCAGCGCCCGCGAACAGGCGCCGCTCAATCTCGCCGCGCACGGCCTTGCACCAGTCCTCGATCAGCCCGACCTTCATCATCGCGCCGGCGAGCCACTCGGGATCCACGTTGGCCAGCGTGCCAACGAACGCCTCATCCACGTCGTCGAAGTCCTCCGCCGTCGCGCCGGTGATGGTGTCCAGCACCTCGTCCTTGAGCGCCGGGCAGACGAAGCGGGCATCGCAGAACCGGCACTGCTTCTCGCCGGGGTCGTAGGTCTGGTCGCCTGCCAGGATGCCCTGCACGACCTCCTTGGTGCTACTGGCGAAGGCCATCAGGTCGTCATGCGACAGGCTCCACCGGCTGACCGGGTTGCCGTTCTGCGCCCTCGGCTGGTGGATGATCAGGTCGAACTGCTCGAAGGGTCCGAGGAAGTCGAAACTGTGCATGGCGCCAAGGGCGTAGAGCATGAGTTGCTCGTTGGCCTCGGCGTTGACCAGCACACCCGACCCGTACTTGTAGTCGATCATGGTCAGTCTGCCTTCGGCCACGACGATGGCGTCCGCCGTGCCGAAGGCGTCGGGCGCCCCGATGTAAGGCGAGAAATCCACGCGCTGGTCGGCGAAGGCCCGGCCATCCTCGCCCATGGCCTCAAGAACCAGGTCGCGGAAGGCAAGGCCCCCTTCGATCATGGCGTCGGTGACGGGCCAGTCGGTGTCGTCAACCCGCACGGTGGTGCCGCGCAGGTTGGCGAACGCCTCGTTGCCGCCCCAGTCCTCCAGCACGATGCGGTTCGCCACGTCATGCGCGGCGGTGCCCTCGTCGGCGTAGACTGAGGTGCGCGGCGGGACCGTGTCGCACAGGGCGAGCGACCCGGGGCAGCGCAGCCAGCGGTGGGCAGCAGAGGGGGAGAAGCGAGCGTGTTGCATCAGCCGCACTCCTCCTGCGCCATCTCGTAGCCGTAGACCAGGTCGCTGAAGATGCGGCCCACCATGTCGGTGTCGTCCATGCTGCCTGAGCGGATCGGACGGGCCATCAGGTTGGCGTGCGACTTGGACAGCCGCGACAGGGCGCGCTCCCTGGCCAAGACGCGCAGACGCTGCTCGATGTCGGGTGCCATCACAGTGCGATCTCCGCAGCGGCCTGCACGGCGGCGACGATCTTCGGCCACATGTCCTCGGTCGTGCCGCGGGCGGTGGTCAGGCCGAGGGTGGCCAGCGCAGCCTTGGTGGCGTCCGGTCCCTTGCTCTTGGCCAGGGCCAGCACCGCACGGGACATGTCCTCGTAGGTGAGAGGCTCAGAGGCAGTCGTCGCAGAACCAGATGCGGGCTCGTCCGATCCAGGTTCCGAGGTAGACGCCTGTGTTGCCACAGGCGCATCGACGGAAGGGACGTGCTCCTCCACGATGGGCGTCGTCTCGTAGACCGGCTCGGGGGCCGCCTCCTCGACGCTCACCTGCACCGGCGCCGTGGCCTTGGTGCGGGTCGCGCGGGGCTTGGGGGCCTCGGCGGGTTCGCCGATGATCTGGCGGGCTTGGGACACGATCTCGGCCCAGTCAGCGCCTTCAAGCGTGATGATGATAGACATGGTTCAGTTCTCCTCTTGGTAAATCAGGGTCTCAAAGCGGTCGACCAACTCCTGCACGAGCGGGTGGTCAAACGCCTCGCGCACGCGCTCGATGAGCGCCTCGTCCTCAAGCCCTGCGGCCTGTGTCCTCGTCATGTCAGTCCTCCCACGGCCTGTACAGGGCGCGGTTCATAGCCATGAAGCCCTGCTGGAAGTGCGTCTTTGCGATGGAAGCCCACCGCGTGTTGACCTTCGAGGAGTCCACCCGCTGGATGTCGCGGAGGAGGCGCATGAGCCTACCCTCGTTCAGGGCGAAAAGGCTCAGGGCCTCGGCGACGGTCAAGGTCTCGGGGTCGTAGTCCACAGGCTCGGTCACAGGTTGTCTCCTTGTCGCGCCAGGCCACAGCGGCCCGACAACAATTATCTAATACCTAACAAGCGGGTTGTCACGCACAAAATTGCACGACGCCATGCTCCAGCATCAGCGGGGCGTCGTCGCCCTTCTGCAAGCTGCGAACTGCGCGCATCACGCTCTGCCGCCGGATGTCGCGGGCGCCCTCCTCGGGTGCCGGCACCGTGCCCACCACGTAGTCCAGCAGCCGGTCCATGCCCATGCTGGTGACGCTGGGCTCCAAGAGGCCGATGGCGTCCATCACCACCTGCTCCCACGCCCCCAGCCGCCGCTTGGCCGTCGGCTTCTGCGCCACCGGCACCGTAGCGTCCCGCACCACAAGGCTGCTCATCTCCTCGCCGTCACGGTCGAGGCCGACCACCACAGGCTCCAGGGTGAACCCCCACGACAGGTCGTCCCTGCCGTCCTTCTGCTTGCTGACCCGCATCACGCGCACAGGCCCCTCGTCGGGCCGCATGACCTCGAACTCGACGTCCGCGGCGGCGCGGATCCCGCTCCAGCCCCGCGCACCCCGCGCCGCGTCCTTGCCGCTGTGATGGACCAGCAGCACCATGGCGCCGGTCGCATCGCGGATAGCGCGGGCGTGACGCAGGGCCAGGCCCATGTCCTCGCCGCTGTTCTCGTTCGCGCCGGGCGTCACCTGTGCGAAGGTGTCGACCACCACCAGGTCGGTCGGACCCGCAGCGGCCATGGCCTCGACCACGGCGGTGATGTCCTCCTCAATCAGGAAGTTGGGGACCGCGTTCATGATGCCAAGCGGCACGCCGTCGAGGCTCAGGCCTTGGTCAAGGGCATATGCCTTGACACGAGACGCCACGCCCCCGCCGCCTTCAGCCGCGACATAGAGCACCGCGCCCTGCTTGACGGGCCGTCCGCGCCAGTCCGTCCCGCGCGCCACGGCCAGGGCCATGTCCAGCACGGCGAAGGACTTGCCGCTGCCGCTCGCGCCGTAGAGCACGCCGAGGTCGGCCCGGGGCAGGACGCCCTTGATGATCCACTCCGGTGGCTCGCGCATCATGTAGTCGCTGGCGGCGACGAAGGGGAAGCGGCCCGGGTAGCCCGGCGGCGTGGCGTAAGAGGCCGACGGCTCGGCGACCTGCACCTTCTCCGCCAGCCGCTCCAGCCGCTCGGACGGGTTCTGCGCCTCGCGCGCCTCGCGGGCCATCTTGATGACCGACGCCATGGTGACCTGGCGGCCCGTGGCCTGCCGGCGGGTGAACGAGTCCCATTGCGCCTGTAGCTGGTCGCTGCCGGGGTATTGCTCGCCGTCGCTGGACCACTCGTCCCACAGGTCGAACCCGTCGCCCTCGGTCTCGTGGTGCAGGGCCATGCCGACGCGGATCCAGTCGTCGCGACCCATGCTGGCGTCGAGGTCGGCCAGCAGCGCCTTGATCTCGGTCTCGGCCAGGCCAAGGGTGGGCTCGTGCCCGACCATGAAGTCGTCGGGGTCGCTCGGGCTTGAGGTCTGCGGGCCGAACCGCGCCTCGCAGAAGGCCCGCAGCTTAGGGGTGACGGGCGCCACCACGTCGCCGGTGTCGAACAGGTCCACGGTATAGAGCGGGTTGCCTGTGACGGTGACGAAGCCGGAAGCGGTGAATGTCTCCACGCCATAGCGGTCGGCGATGGCGCGGCTCTTGCGGTCGCCCAGCGCCCCGGCCACGAAGGCCCGGACGCCCTTGCCGCTCGGGCTGTATTCCGCATAGGTGTCGCAGACCAGCGCCTCCAGTTCGGCAGGCAGGTGGCCTTGCGCGTCTACGCAGGCGTCGAAGTCCAGCGCCGTGATGCCCCAGTCGGCGAGCATGGCCAGACCCACACCGTCCATGCCGCGGGCCTTGGCGCGCTCCAGGGCGCGCTCCAGTGGCACGAGGGAAGCGCGGTCTCGGGCGTCGCCCTGCCGGCCATAGCGCCTGCCGGCATTGGCGTAGTAAGGCACCTTGATGGCCTTGCCAGAGCCCTCGATGCGCTCATACCGCCAGCACAGCCAGCCGGGCAGGTCGCGCAAGAGCGAGGGGACGGCGAGGCCCGGAGTCGGGCCAGCCATCACTCACCCGTCAGGGCAGCAACCATCTTGCGGACGGCGGGGGACACGAGGGCCAGGCCCGGCACGCCGGAGATCTCCGCGATCTGCATGGCGCGCTTCGGCGGGGCATAACCCTGCGAGGACCACAGGCAGACGGCTTGGTGGGTCACGTCGAGGAGGCGGGCCAGAGCGGCCTTGCCGCCCACAGCCTCGATAGCGGTGTCGATGTTCATGTAGGGCTCCTTGAGCGGCGAAGGTAAACGCTTGCGTTGCGGGGCGTCAAGGGCGCCACCACCCTTTGGGCCGTGGCACCTCGGCGAAGGCGCGGATTGACTTCCGAAAGCCCGGATCGAGTAGCACCTTGGCGCGCATGGGCGGCAAGATTTGGTTGTCCCTGTCGAGGATAACGACCCAGCGATAGTCGGAGACGTCAATGGACCCGCTATCGGGAGAGCGCCACCCGTACGGGGTAGGCGCCGGGTCGGCTTTGAGGCGGGAAACTTCGCTGCGCAGTCGGTCGCGCTCCTTCCTGTCCACGGTCGCTTCGGCTTTAAGCACCCCGACCTCTAGGGTCAATTCGTCGACCTGTTGCAGCGCGCGATGCGCGGTTTCGTTTCCGAACGCCGCGGCTCGGCGCCGGACGTCCGTTTCGGTCACGCCGGTGAATGTGACGCTGACGGTCATTTGCACGGCCACTTCCCGGTGACGGCTAGGTCCACGGCGAGGAACGCATCATCGCCGCCCCGCTTGGGGTGAGCCCGCGCGTAGGCGATGAACGTGCGCCGGAGATCATCGGCGGTCGGGTTGGTGGCGGGGCAGTAATGGGTCCGCACGCCGTTGAGCGCACGGCGCCAAGTGTTGCCGCGGACAGCGGCGCGCACATAGCCGAGGCAGAAGGACCGCTCGGCGGGCATGGGCGACTCGCAGATCGGCAAGAGCCAACCGGCGGTGTCGGGTGCCGCGCTGATAGCGGCGGCGAGGGCGAGGGCGATCATCGTGCAGTCCTCTCGTTGGCGGCGCGCGCGCCGTCGTTACAGTGCTCGTGATAGGCCATGGTCTCGGCGTCGTCGGCCTCGGCGCCCCAGCAGGGGCCGCACCAGGCGTCGGCGTGGGCGTCGGTGGTTACGAGGTCGCCGTCCTCATGCCAGTCGTCACAGCGCGGGCATTGCACAGCGTCCAGCAGTCGGAGTTGGGTGGCGAAGGACTCGGGGTCCTCGCCCGGGCGCAGGGCGTCCTGCCAGGGGGCGCCGTACAGGTCCGTCAGCGGCGCGTGGATGTTGTCGGGTGTCAGCTTCACCGCCCCGCCTCCAGCGCGTCGGCCAGGGCCGCGGCCTCGGTGGCCAGCTTGCGGGCGGCATAGCGCGCGGCGTCAACGCCGGCCTCGGTGGTGAAGCTGTTGGTCAGCGTGCGGCGGATCACGGACGCCTGTGCCTCGACAGCAGAGGCGCGGCGGTTCAGGTCGATGGTGACAGTGCAGTAAGTCATCTGCGGTTCCCTAGTGAGATGATGAGCATGAGGATGGTGGCGAGGATCCAGAAGGTAGAGCGAAGGGCGGCGATCATCGGCCCGCCCCCTTCATGTCCTCAAGGGCGCGCGAGATGGCGTCCAGCAAGTCTGCGTTGGTCATCTCGTTGAGGGTGTCCAGCGAGTATCCCATGGCGAGACGGGCGGGGTGCTGGGTCGCCACCACTACCAACGGGAGGTGGGACCGCATAAGCCGCGCCATGACGAAGTCGTCCAGCGTGACAGGCGGGTAGCCCAAAGCGTCTTCAAGTGTCATTGCGTCCCTCGCATGTTGCGGTGGGCTTCCAGCGTCCGGCGGGCGAACGAGGCAAGCACGGTGTCAGGTAGGGCATCGGCCAGGGTGTAGAGGCTGGCAGACAGTCCGCGCCCGATGTCGCCGAACGTCTCGGCCTCCTCGATAGCGTGGATCAGGTCGGCCCGGGCAGGGATGCGCGGGGGTGGGTGGAGCATCATGCGCCCGCCCTCCGCTCGAAGAACTCCAGAATGTCCAGCGTCTCGCGGGCATTAACTGTGCCGGGGTATTCGGCGGCGACGTGGGCGCGATATTCGGGGATCGTCAACCAACGACAACCGGCCATGATCTTGTGCGAGCCGTCCGTCAGTCGGAACAGGTGGAAGGTGTATCCGTCCATGCGCTCGGCGGCGGCGATAAGAGTGGCAAGAGTGTCCTCTTCGTATTTGGCATCGCGCAGGTTGGCATCGCGCAGGTTGGCACCGCGCAGGTTGGCACGGCTCAGGTAGGCACCGCGCAGGTCGGCACCGCTCAGGTCGGCACCGCGCAGGTCGGCACCGCTCAGGTTGGCACCGCTCAGGTCGGCACCGCTCAGGTTGGCACCGCGCAGGTAGGCACCGCGCAGGTCGGCACCGCGCAGGTCGGCACCGCGCAGGTAGGCACCGCTCAGGTCGGCACCGCGCAGGTCGGCACCGCTCAGGTCGGCACCGCTCAGGTTGGCACCGCGCAGGTTGGCACCGCGCAGGTCGGCACCGCGCAGGTAGGCACCGCTCAGGTCGGCACCGCGCAGGTCGGCACCGCTCAGGTCGGCACCGCTCAGGTAGGCACCGCGCAGGTTGGCACGGCTCAGGTAGGCACCGCGCAGGGTTCCGCCGTTCGCCCATGCGACGGCGGCGAGGTAGGTTATGTGCTTGTTCACAGCGCACCTCCGATAGCGGCTAGGGCAATCAGCAGCCATGCCAGCGCGGTGAACGCGGCGGCGGTTAGGATGGCCTCTGCGGCGAGGCGGATGAGGCGGGTCATTGGGCGTTCTCCTTGTCGGTGGCCAAGGTCGGGATGGGGAACCAGCGAGTAGGTTCGGGGTTGGTTTCGGAGCAACATCCGCAGCCGTGAGACGGGAGGACGGCGGGATCCCAATCTTCCCACTTATCGGACGGTCGCCCGCGCCAGTCGGTCACGCGGCGGACTTGGATCCACTGCCCATCAACCTCGGCGATAACGGCGCTTAGGTCCGGAGGAGGGGGCCAGTCGGCTACGGTCGCGTGATACTCGGTCATCGGTCGTTCTCCTGCGCCATGACTTCATCGGGGGCGGCCTCGGCGTATCCGAGCCACTGGAAGCTGTTGTTCACGACCTTGCTGAAGATAGCCGCCTCGCCGTCGGCACGGTTGTGTGCGAAGGCGTGCGGGGCGGCGGTCACCTCCCCGGGCGGCGAGGCGAGCGGGATCAGGGACGATAGTGCGCCGCTGCCGCCGGGCTGGCCGACGCGCAGGACGTAAAGCCGTTCACGGACGCGCGGATCCCGATAGCTTTTTATCTCATACCGCCGGCCACCATGCGTCAGGATCAGGCGGGCGGCGTCCCGCTCGGACAGGCCGGAAGCAAGCACGGTGTCGCCGTGCAGGACGGTGAAGGTCTCGGCGCGGGTCACTCTACACCCTCCGCAGCAAGCCGGGCCTGCATCTCATCCCAATCAGCTTGTGGGATGGCCTCGGCGGTCCAGCCTAACGAGGTGTCAGCGATACGGACAACCTCGGCCAAGATTTCGACCTCGGCGGCGTCTTGTTCGGCCTCCCACGACGCAACCAGCCAAAGGCTGAAGGCGCCGTTTAGCGACTTGCCCCAAAGAGACCAACCCGCGTTGACAGGGTGTTTGCGAATCTCATACTGCGCACTGTCGTGCGTCAGGATCTCGTGGGCGGCCTCGGCCTCGGTCAAGCCCTCGGCGATGGGCTCGCCGGATCGGTCAACGACTACGTAAAGCATAATGCGGTGTCTCCTGTGAGCGGGCCAGGCTGGCCCTCCTACTGCCTCCGGCCCGCTACGCCGGAGCGCGCGGGCCTGCTGTGGCAAGTAAAGGCTGAACTTGTGGCGGCTGTCAATCGGTAGCTGTGCGGGCTCGCCTGACGGCGGCGTGGGCGGCGTCCCATGCCTCGGACGCCTTGCGCGAGCGCGGCGGCTCCATAGTGTCAAGAAGATGCTTCAGGGCAGCGAGCGTGCTCGGGGCCTCTGCGATCAGGCGGGCGTCAGCTTCCGCATAGACGTTGCCGATATGGCGGGGCGCATGTGCCGGGAGCGTCTCGCTGACGGGCGCTCCGATCATGAAGCCGAGCCACGGCGCATCGTTGCGGGTTGCAACCCAAGGGCCGGGCGTGTGTCGTGTGGCGAGTGTCAACCTGTGCGGGCCGGGGGTGTCTGCCTCGGCAGCGTTGCACAAATCCACGTCCGCGAAGTGGCCGTAACCGTAAGGCATGGCGATCAGGTCCTTTCGATCAGGTCAAAGCGGGCGGTCTTGCCGGAGGGGGAGAATCCCCAATCTTGAATCCGCGGGTTCTGGTAGCCCATGCGACGGGCCAAGGCGCGCACGGCGCCGGCGTGCCCCTCCTCCGCCGGGCAGATTGCCGACGGGCCGGAAACGTGGCGCGCTCGATACGTGCCGGCGCCCCATTGGCTAGCGGGCCGGTCGCGGCATACGGTGACGTTGTAGCCGTAGGTCATAGCGGTCACTCCCCGTAGTAAAACTGTTGCGCGAAGGTAAGGACGTCTTCCCGCTCCTCATCGGTGAGCGCATACGGGGTCCAGGGCGTGCCCCAATCCTGATACTCAAGCCGGGCGGTGTCGGGCTGGGCGTCGCCGTCCAGGTCGCCTGTGATGCGGACAGAGGGGCCGCCGAATGACAGGAGGATCTGATATTCAACCGACACGGCAACCCGAACGGGATCATGCCAGCTTGAGCGGACTTCGACCGAGAGGGGCGCTTCGTAAATGGCCTGTGCGGCGGCGTCGATATCGTCGTCTTCGACGGCGGCGCGATCGTTGGCGACAAGTTCGCGGATGGTCTCAAGCCAGGCGGTTGCGGCGTCGCGCCCGTGGTTGTCAGGGGTGGCGGTCATGAGGGTTTCTCCTGTGAGGGGGTGGCCCGGCGACCTCGCGCCGCCGGGCCGGGGGTTGTCAGACGTTGACGGGAGCCGCCTCTTTCGTGAGGCTTTCGGCGTGCTTCCAAGCCTTGCCGCCGGCAAGGGGGCCGTCCAGTTGGCGAAGATAGACGACGCGCCCGCTATTCGGGCCGATTCCGGTGACGGTGGCGCGGCGCGTAATGCCGTAATCTTCGTAGGTCACGCGGTCGCCGGGCTTGAAGTCAGACATGAGGGTTTCTCCTGTAGCGCGGGCCAGGCTGGCCCTAGGGTTAAAGCGGTAACTTGTATGGTGGCGGGTGTCAATCGCCGGTCGCCTTGGCGATGGCGGCGCGTGCGATAGCGAGCGCGGCGGCGGTTTGCCCGTAATCGAGCTGTTGCTCGATTCGCTCCAGGGCCGCCAGCATGTCCGGCGCGGCGGCGATCAGGTAAGCGTTGTGCGCGTCTGTATCCGCAACGAACGCGCCATGCTCGTTAACGATCAGGGGTTGCTTGCTGTAGATCGTAGTCTGGATTCGCCAAGGCCCCGGCGTGTGCTGGTGCGATGCAATCATTGGTCAATTTCCTGTAGCTAGGCGGGCCAGGGTGGCCAGCCTTCACGCCGGCGGCCTCCGCACGCTAGGCGCCGGAGGCTTTCGGGCGGGTTGTCCGCGATGGGGGCGGGGTTAGTCGAGGATCCCGCGCATAGCCTCGCGAATGCAGGTCAGGTTGTAGCGGGCGCCGTCGGGGGTCCGCTCGCCGGCAAGGGCGATTGCGAGGCGGGCGGCGCCGCGTTGGGCGCCGTGCTCGCGGGCGAGGTCGCGCGCCCACTGATACAAGCCTTCGTCATTGTTGAGCCAGAGCGACACGTTCCAAGCGTTCCAGCTACGGTGGCCTTGATATGCGGGCATAGGGGTTTCTCCTGTGAGGGGTTGGGGGTCAGTCGGCGTCGCGCTCTTGGGCATAGCCGTTTGCGGCATCCCAAATCAGGTACATTTCGGCGTGTTCGACGTCGCGAAACTCTGTCTCGAAATAGATAGCGCGCGCCGTCTCGGTAATCTCGTCATCCGTTGCTAGGCGGTTCTCATACTCGCCGGCGGCGTTGCGCGCGACAATGCGAAACTCGGGGCGCAGGTGGCGCCGGACATACTCGCAAGCGGGCTCACAGTCGCCGGAGCGCGTGCAATCGAGAACGTCGGGGGCGATATCCTCCGGCACGTCGCAGAAGCTGGCGCGCGGCTCGCGGGGGCAGATTTCGATAATGAGGGGCATGTTGCCGGTCTCCAGGACGGGGGCGGGCCGCTATTGGCCCGCGCTCCCCGTCTGAATCGATATATAAGGGAAGGCTAAAAAGTGGTCAAGCGTTCAATTGCACCTTTTACGAGTTAAAGCGGATTGTTATCCTTCGCAACGTGCAACGCGACGCATCATGATGCATCGTGTTGCATGTGTTGCAGCGCCCCTGAAATGCAGCACCACATGCAACACGAGGGGGGCCCTATACGTAGTATAGGCCCCTCCGTGATGCGTGATGCATTTGGCGCTGCGTCGCGTTGCACGCTGCGTTGCACGCTGCAAAGCCTTTAACTGTCTGTTAGTAGGCGCTGAGACGGTGGCCAGGATGGCGGTTAGTCGGAGGCTGTTAGGTCCGGTTAGCCTTCTATCGGATAGCAGGTCGCGGCGCCCTTCGCACATATAGGCGCCCGCGCATTGACGCCAGGCCGGTCGGCGGGTATAACACTCGGCTGTAATCCGAAAGGGATTTGACGCATGGCAGTCAACGGCGTTGGGCGCCCGCACTCGTTTCGGGTGGAAGTTGGCGACGCGATTTGTGAGCGGCTGGTTAATGGCGAGTCGCTAAGGGCGATTTGCCGGGATCCTGAAATGCCGACCGTTGGCGTTGTGCTAAGGTGGGTAGCTGAGGGGGACGTCCCGGCGGATGAAAGCGGGAAGGGGCTGAGCGATGCACATACCGCTCTCCGCCGATTCCGCGAACAATACCTGCGCGCTCGCCAGGAACAGGCCGACGTGTTGGCGGATGAGATTATCGACATTGCCGATCGCGCCACGGATCCGCAGCTTGCCCGCCTCCAAATCGATTCTCGCAAGTGGTATGCCGGCAAGGTGCGTCCGAAGGTCTATGGCGAGGGCATTGCGCTAAGGCATACTGGCGCCGACGGATCCGGCGCCGTCCAGGTCGACGTCAACGCCAAATCGGCCCTTGTCGACGGGATCCTAGACGCCATGAAAAAGGCGCCCGGCGGTTAAGCCGGGCGCCCCTTGGCGCGACCTGCTAGGCCAGGCTAGGCCCTAGTCTTCGTCGCCGGCCCGGTAGTCCCGCTCCCTCTCGGCGGCATACTCCGCCGCACAATGCGCGGCGCTGGCGGCGCTTTCCGCGTCGGGATAGACCTCCGGCTCCAATGTCCCGCACATGTTCGCCCCCATGGTCCATCCCGCGAGGAAGCCGCGGCCAGATGGAAGCCGCGCGATAATCGGCTCTAACGTCGTGTCTTGGTAGTCGTCGGCATAGTAGCCAGACACATAGCGGCGCCGGTCCTGTATGTGGTCGTTCGCGTCTTCGAGTCGCAGGGCAAGGGAAGAGCCGCGAGGATCCATCGTCAGGGCGTGCGCGCCGCTATAGAAGCCGCGGCCCTTGCCCGGCGCTGACGGGCGCCACCTGTAGGGTCCAACATAGCGCCGCGCCGTTTTGCGGTCCGCAAGCGGGCGCCCGTAGTCTAGCAAGGTGATTGTGTCGAACATGCTCTGTCTCCAATGTAGCTAGGCCACGTCGGCCCTACGCCAAAGGGACCGCACGCGCGTGGCGCCGGTCCCGATAGGCGGTCTGCCCGCTATGTGCGGCGCTGCTAGGCGTAGGGCGTGGCAAGAGCCTCTTCTAGCGTCGGGCGCCATGGTGCCGCCTCGTCAACGAATGACCAAGCCTCCGCTTCCTCGCATTCCATATCTAGCCAACACAGTGCGAAGCCTTCGGCGCGACGAATAACGAACGCGCCATCCGCGCATTGCGTCCCCTCAGACGGGACCGCAACCACAGTTGCCTGAAGCCCATTGGCATACTCTATCTCTTGTCCCGTGCGATACATTATGCGCGCCCTCCGGTCATTTCCCGCCACGCTTGCCAAGCGCGATTCCAAGTGTCCATATCCGACTCCGCTTGCTCGTCACACTCAGGAAACTCCCTGCCCGTGACGCGCTGATAGGCGTCAAGCATTGTCATGTTCGCATCGCAGAAATCGTGCGAGGCGCAAGCGCAAGCGTAGTCAGGTCGCAAATTCCGGCGCCGGACCTCGGCATAATTGAAAGCGCCAATGTCGAGGCGCAATTGGACATCAAACGCTTTGGCCAGGGCTTGTTCTGTTTCGGTGTAGGTCATGGCGTCATGCTCCCGTCTATCTAGGCCACGTCGGCCCTACGCCATAGGCTCATATCCTAGCCGCCGACGCAAGCGATTAGTTGCGCCGCACCTATGCGGCGGATTGTCGCACCTAGCTAAGGGGAAGCTACTCTTTATAAATGCACGCAAGGCGGGCGCCCGGCGCCGCACGTGCGACACTATGCCGCGGCGACTAAGGCTTGACGCCATGGGCCGGCTGGCCTAGGATCCTCTGGCGTGTAGGGCCTTTGGCCCGGACCCCTATACCCCACCTGGGAACAGCGGTCTGGTGCTGGCATGGCCAGAGATAATTTTTGCAACAGCCCACCCTCAAAGGGCTAACAAGGAGACAACATGATAGATACTACGTTCATCAGCATGACGCCCGAAGGCATACGCACGGCGCTGGCCGTCATTCCGGACAGCGACCGCCTCACCCTCGTGAAGGGCGAGGGGTTTGACGCCTGGCGCGCGGACACCACCCCCGTGTCGCTCGTGTTCGGCGAGCCCACCGTGCCGAAGCGCGACGCCGACATGGCAGCCCTCGTCGAGCACATCCGCGCATGGCTCGACGGCAAGGAGACGCCGTGATGCCTGACGTCCCCGACGACTACTGGCTCCGCCGCGCCGGCGTGCTCACCGAGGAGGACGACGCCGGGTGGATCCCGCACGACGGCGGTTCGTGCCCGGTGCCCTCGGGCACGCACGTCGTCCTACGGCGCCAAGACGGCAAGGAGTTAGCAGGACCCGCGGGCCGCTTTGGGTGGCAGTGGGGCGTGGAGCTTTGCGAGGACTGCGACATCGCCGCCTACCGCGTCCTCGACAGCGAGCAGCCCGCCTCCCCCAAGCCCACCCCGCCCAACGCCCACTACCGCCAGGGCGACATCGAGTGCATCGACGCGATCCGCGCAGCCCTGACCGACGAGGAGTGGCGCGGCTATTGCAAGGGCAACGTGCTGAAGTACGTCTGGCGCGAGAAGCACAAGGGCGGCAACGAGACCCTCGTCAAGGCGCAGGACTACCTGCGCTGGGCGGTGGCGGGCAAGGCGGAGGGCAAGCGATGAAGCTGTCTGAAATCCTGCTCACGATCGCCTTCTTTCCCGCCGGGGCGGCCTTCATCGCGTGGCTTTTGGTCGAGGCGGCCTTCGCGTGGAGGCTTGTTTGGCCCCGGCTGTTCACTTGCGGGCGGTTGAACTCCGACGGCTGGATGGCTGTCGCGATGCTCGCGACCCTCGCGCTTGCTGTGCTGGGCGCCACCCTTCGACACTTTGGGGCCTAACCCATGACCGACCGCAACTGGCCAATGGTGGCCGGTTACGCACCTTTGAGGCCGACAAGTGGCCTGGAGAGACAACATGACTGAATGGATCAAGCACGACGGCGGACCCCAGCCGGTCGCGGATGATGTGTGGGTAGAGTGCGCTCCCTTCACAGGGGGTCAGGCCGAGGCTCTCAAGGCCGGTGTTGATCCGAGCCTGTGGAATTACAAGTTTTTCTACCGCATCCTCAACCAGCACCTGATCGACGCCGCCCGCATAGAAGGCATCCGGGATGGGCTAGAGGCTGCACATATGGCCATTGGCAAGGAACTGAACGACAAGACGCCATTGGAAGTGGCCGCTACAATTATGCGGGCGGAGATAACGATTGTGGAACTAGACCCCGAGACCATCGCAAAGGAGACTGCACGATGACTGAACCCGACGAGGCCCTGCTATGGGCGAGGGGGCAAACCGACGCACCCAGCCTACACCTTGTGTTGGGGCAAACCGAGACACCCGGCCTACACCTTATTATGGCCCACGGCTACCGCGCCGGGCAGGCCGCATCCGCCGAGAGGATCAAGGCGCTGGAGGAGGCTCTGGCGAAGGCGAACAAGCCCGAATGGTTCTATGGCGACCATGAGGCGTCTCCCGCCGACTCTGTGGATGAAGTCATTGAGGAAGCCCTTGAATGGGGCCTTCTCGGAGAGGCGGAACCGGGCCACATAGAAGTGTTTCAGATCAACACGGCCCGCCCCTGCGCAACCGTTTGGGCCGTTGTTCGCATTCTCACAGTGGATGAGCGCGAGGCCCGCGACGACGGCTTTCTGTTTGACGTGACGGAGTGCGCCACGGAAGCCGAAGCCGAGGCCCTGCTCAAGGAGGCTGACCAGTGAGTGATGATATTTTTGACCGGGCGCTGGATCGACGGAATGCCCTTATTAAAGAGCAACGCCGCAGGATCAAGGCGCTGGAGGAGGCTTTGCGGGGGCTGGCAAGCGCATCCACTGAGAGGATCGGGGCGCTGGAGGAGGCGTTGCGGGAAGTGATCGAAGATTACGATTGGGTCCAAGGCGGACCCGGTGATCGAGATTGGAACGTCCTCGACAACACCATAATTCGCGCCCGCAATCTGCTCAAGGAGGCTGACCAGTGAAGATTTCTATTCGTCTCTCACAAACAGCACTGCCGATAACGATTAACAATGTAGTCAACACCAACACCAAGGGGCTATTCTACTGCGTTTATACAGAAGACGGAATCGTTCGGAAGTTTCCAATAATAACAATCTTCGACGTAACTGAGGGTTACAAGGAGGCTGCCAGTGAGTGACGATGAACGCATTGAGGCACTGGAGGAGGAACTGGCTGTCGCGCTTATGCAAGTGAGCCTGTGGGCGCAGGCGCGGAGATATCAAATCGGCGGAATACCGACTACCGACGCCTTCCGGGCCCCGCGCTCTGCTCAATGAGGCTGACCAGTGAACAGCGCGAACTTAAGGATGGCGGTTATCACTTACAACGCCACGCTTCTTAACCAGTCACAGGACAGTCGCGACCAACCCGCCGCTATGCGCGCCGCGCTTGCCCCGTTTCTTGAGCGCATCAAGCAACTAGAGGGCGAAAACGCAGAGTTAAAAGATTGGCGACGCAGGGCCGAAAAGATGATGTCCGTCATGAAGGCAAATGCAATCGACAACATCAACTCTCGGGCGCGGCCCCTGACCGGATTTGTTTCCACCTTGACCGCAGAACAGAAGGAAGCGGCGATGTCGTATGAAGGTGACGACCACCACGGACCCGAGACCACCGCCAAGGAGGCTGACCAGTGAGGCTAATGGTTGGGCGCACGACACGAAAGGACCCTTGGTCATGATGATTTCTCAAGAGACCTGCCTGCTGCTCATGCTCGTTATCGGCATGATATCTACTCTGGGTTTTCAATGGTGGCCTGACTGGACAAAAGTGCAGCGGCGGCTGTCCATCTTGTGGATTGTGTTCTGGCTTGGCCCGCCTCTGTATTTCGTCTGGACCAAAGGAGTGCTGGGATGACCTATCCGCCCGAACTGCAAGCCTACTACGACGCCCACGACCGAATGATGAATCAGGAGCGGACCGCAGATCAATTGGCGTGGTGGCCTGTCCAATACGGCTACTACAAGGTCGCCCGATACAACGCTGTCAAGGCTGGCTATCTGCCCGAGACGCCGGAGTTTGGCTAATGGTTGGGCGCACGACGTGGACGGAAGAACAGCACGCTAAGGTGGTGGAGCTGTGGGAGGCGGGGCATACCGCTGCCGAGATAGGTAAAGAGATGGGCAAGACCCGGAACGCCATCCTCGGACACGTTAACCGGAGAGGTATTAGCCGTAACGGAGCCCTCCAGTCGTGGTGGAGGAAGCCGGATGAAGGTTAAGGAGGTTCACGCCGGGAGACTGTACCGGGTAAAAAAGACTAAACTTAGCGAGTATGATTTCGTAAAGGGCGGCGGACATCTGTGGGTAGCAGAAGAGTCTGGAAACCTAATGTCGGGGAACGTTTACGTCGCAAAGGCCTACTTGTTTCGTTCTGTGGCTACTGGAGTAGTCATTCGCGCGAACGGAATACTTTTTGACTCTCTTGGGCTGGAGGAAGCCGATGGCGGCGACACCTGAGAAGAAGGTTAAGGCCCGGGTGGAGGCCATGCTCAAGGCGAAGGGGGTTTACTATTTCTTCCCGGCTACGCATGGTTACGGGCGGAGCGGAGTCCCTGACATCATCGCCTGCGACCGGGGACGGTTCCTCGCCATAGAGTGCAAGGCTGCGGGGGGTAAGCTTACGGCGCTACAGGAGCGGGAGATTACCCGTATTAGAGTAGAAGGCGGCGTGGCACTCGTCATCCACGAAGACAACTTCCACGAGTTAGAGCAAGCGTTAGAGCAAGCGCTGGAGTATACATGCCTTTAATTGTCTGCGATTTCGAAACATATTACGACTCCGACTTCAGCCTGTCTAAGATGACGACGGAGGAATACATCCGAAGTCCTCGGTTTGAGGTGATCGGCGTAAGTGTAAAGGTGGATAGCGAGCCGCCCCGGTGGTTCTCCGGTACCATGCCTGACATTCAGAAGTGGCTCCTGCGCTTCCCGTGGGAAACCTCCATCGCCGTGGCGCACAACGCTGCCTTCGACATGGCCATCCTGAACTGGAGTTTTGGCATTATCCCGGCGAGGATCGCGGACACGCTCTCTATGGCTAGGGCGATAGACGGACCGGATGCAGGCAACAGCCTCGCCAAGCTGGCAGAGCGCCACGGTCTCGGGGCCAAGGGCAACGAGGTTATCAACGCGCTAGGCAAACGCCGACTGGATTTCTCCACGGCACAGCTGGCGGCTTACGGCGAGTACTGCTGCAACGACGCCGACCTGACCTACGACCTGTTCCAGAAGCAAGTGGCGGGCTTCCCGCTAAGCGAGCTCCGGGTGATCGACCTAACCATACGCATGTTCACCGAGCCGGTACTGCGACTGAGCCAACCGGTGTTGGACGGCCACCTCACTGAGGTGCTGGACCGCAAGGCGAAACTTCTCGATGGGTTAGGCGTCTCCACCGAAGCCCTTATGAGCAACGACAAGCTGGCTAAGGTCCTTGCAGACCTAGGTGTGGAGCCCCCGACTAAGACCAGCCCCACCACGGGCAAAGTGGCTTGGGCCTTCGCTAAGAACGACGAGGGGTTTAAGGCCCTACTGGAACATGAGGACGAGCGCGTCCAAGCCATTGTGGCTGCGCGGCTAGGGATCAAGTCCACGTTGGAGGAGACCCGGACCGAGCGGTTCATCGACATCTCCAAGCGCGGGACCCTGCCCGTACCCCTACGCTACTACGCAGCTCACACGGGGCGCTGGGGTGGCGACGACAAGATCAACCTCCAGAACCTGCCGCGCAAATCCCCACTCAAGAAATCCATGCGCGCGCCCAAGGGGTTCCTGTTGGTGGACTGCGACTCCAGCCAGATTGAAGCGCGGACCCTAGCTTGGCTGGCCGGACAAGACGACCTTGTCCAGTTCTTCGAGAAGAACAACGCCGAGATCGCGGCGGGCGTTGCCAAGGCGGACATGCAGTTCGACCCCTACAAGATCATGGCCTCCGGCATCTACGGGGTACCTGTGTCGGAGGTGACGGACGACATGCGCTTCGTAGGCAAGACAACTATACTGGGTTGTATTGCCGAGGGAACCCCGGTACTAACTGATCGCGGCTGGGTAGCGATTGAGGAGGTAACTACCTCTGACCGGCTGTGGGACGGAGAGGAGTGGGTATGCCACCAAGGGCTAGTGCAGAAAGGCACCAAAGAAACGTTGAGTCTTTGCGGGCTTTGGTTGACGCCGGATCACAAAGTGTTGTGCGGGACCCAGTGGCTGCAAGCGCACTCAGTGGTTCAAGACAGAAATACCCTCTCCCAAGCGTTGGATACAGGAGCGGTCAGCTGGTTGTGTCCGGATACGTCAAAGGGCCAAGGAGAGGGGTACTATCCATCATCGTGCGGTGCGACTGCGGGTTCCCAGAATACACCGTTGATAGGCACAACTTCAAGGACTTCAAAAGCACCCGATGCCCCCTCTGCGGTAGACGGGAAGGACACCGAAAACGTTATTGGAAGTATATATCGGCGCTCCCCGACACTGCGCACCGAGAGCGACTGCTCAACCGACTATCGGCTGCTATCAGCCGCTGCCACGCACCCAATAACCGGATGTACGCAGACTACGGAGGTAGGGGTATCGCAGTATACAAACAGTGGAGAGCTGACCGCGCCGAGTTCCTACGGTACGTCCAAACAGTGTCCGGGTGGGACAACCCAGAGTTCGATATGGACCGTACAGACAACAACCGGGGGTATGAACCCGGAAACATCCGGTTTGTCTCTAGGGCGGAAAACCACGCCAACCGAAGAAAGGTCAGCATTCTCCAGACGGAACTTGATGACCTACGACATCGCCTACGCCGGGCCGAGGAACAGATACACAGTTGCGACGGATGCCGGTCCAATTATCGTTCATAACTGTGGCTACGGCATGGGAGCAGCGAAGTTCCAAGGCCAGCTCAAAAACTTCAACGTGGATATGGACCTTGAGGAGTGTAAGCGGATCATCACTGTGTACCGACGCACCTACCCGCGCATCGTGGAGTTCTGGGACAAGGCCGACATGGCACTGGAAGCCATGATGCAGGGGATGACCGCCCCTCTGGACGACCACGGGGTTTTGCTCGTTGGGAAGGACAACTCCATCCGGCTGCCGAACTCCCTGCTTCTCCGCTACGACAATCTCCGTAAGTGGGTGGACCCCAAGGATGGCAAGACGCGGACCATCTACGACACCAAGAAGGGCAAGAGCATTGTGCCCAAGTCCACTTGGGGCGGCGCGGTCACGGAAAACGTCTGTCAGGCGGTGGCTAGGATCATCATCGCGTGGCAGATGCTGAAGATCGCGGAGAAGTACAAGGTCGCCATGACCGTCCACGACAGCGTGGTCGCCGTGGTTCCGGAAGCCGAGGCCGACGAGGCCCGCAAGTATATAGAGACGTGTATGCAAGCCCGCCCACCGTGGGCTAAGGGCTTGCCCCTTAACTGTGAGAGCAAGATGGGAGAGACCTATGGCGGATGAACCGCAACTGCACGACCTGACCAAGCTGCTACTGACGCGGCTGGAGAGCAACCCGGAGGAGTTCAGCAGAGAGAGCCACTTGAAGGCGTACAAGTGGCACAAGGCCGTCGAGACGGTGCGTGAGCACGGGGCCAAGGCGGACAAGGAGACCCTGAACGCCGCCCTGCACAAGTTCCAAATGGACGAGGCGCACGTAGATGCGTTGAAGCTGCTTATGAATGGGGACGGGGACGGTGTAGCTCTTAGGTCTACCAAACACCCGACCGGTTACGCTGCTGGGCTATCGGGTCATACGCCCGGAAACGCTGGTAACGGTGGTCCCGGCGGAATGAACGTTAATATAGGTCCATACAGCCCCCGGAACCTGACGCCGGAAGAAGCGCTAGCGATAATTCAAGCCTCGCCGCAGCCACTGAGCGTTCCGACTACCAACGCACTCACGTCATTCGGGCAAATCAAAAAGAGGCTAGGGCTATGAGCAACGACTACGAGTTTACCAAGGATTGGTTTGCCCACGCGCCGGAGGTCTGGGAGCACCTGATCCCCATGCTTCCCGGTACGCCGGGGGAGCGTAGCTTCCTAGAGATCGGCTCTTACGAGGGGCGCAGCGCCGTCTGGATCGCGGAAAACATGATGGAGGAAGGCGACACCCTTCTCTGTATCGACACGTGGAAGGGAGGCGAGGAGCACTCCGGGGAAGACATGCTGGAGGTACACCAGCGGTTCCTCAGGAACATGGAGAAGCTTGAGAACCTAAAGCAGGTAAACTGGGGTTTTGTCCGCGCCCCTTCGGCGGCGGCGATTGCGAGCTACTTCAGCGGACGGCAACCTCTACTCGCCTTCATCTACATCGACGGGTCACATCAAGCTAAGGACGTCCTGACCGACGCCTGCATGGCGTGGCAAGTGCTCGCCCCCGGGGGCATCATGGTCTTTGACGACTACCTGTGGGGCGACCCTCGCGACGTCCTTCACAGACCCAAGCTGGCCATCGACGCCTTCGTCAACATCTTCGCGGAGGACCTGACGGTCCTGCATGTGGGTCACCAGCTAGCCATTAAGAGGAATGAGGGATGACCAAGCCCCTCGCAGGCACCATACCTCCCCGCATTCGGGACGCCCTAGAGGAGACCCAGTTACCGTGGACCCTCGAAATCGGGGGCAAGCACTGGAAAATTAAACTCGCAGGGAGGTTTGTCGGCGTCCTCCCAAAGAGTAAGAAGGCACACGAAGCGGACCTTCGTCCTACGCTGAACACCATTTCCCAAATCCGCAGGGTAGCGCGGGAAATCCGAGGAACCCCATGACTGCATGGTCCTACAGCAGCATCAAGACCTTCGACCAGTGCCCAAAAAAGTTCTTCCACCTGCGGGTGGCCAAGGACGTGGAGGACGTCGCGGGTCCTGAGGCGAGCTATGGGACCGATGTCCACAAGGCTGCCGAGCTATACATCAAGGACGGGACGCCGATCCCCGAGAAGTACGCCTTCATTCGGCCATACGTTGAAGAACTGGATAGGCGCGCAGGGGTAAAGTACGCCGAACTGAAGGTAGGGGTGCGCAAGGAAGACGGTGCCTACCTGCCATGCGGGTTCTTCGACAAGGGCGTCTGGTACCGGGGGGTAATCGACCTACTGGTTGTGGACGGAGCCCGCGCATGGATGGTGGACTACAAGACCGGCAAGAGCGCCAAGTACGCCGACATGAAGCAGCTGGACCTGATGGCGGGCGCTGTATTCACCCACTTCCCCGAGGTGAAGACCATTAAGTCGGGCCTTCTGTACGTCGTAAGCAAAGAGTTCCCGAAGAAGACCCACGTGCGGGAGAAGCAGGGCGAGTACCTGTCTGTCTTCTCCACCCAGCTTGACCGACTGGACAGTGCCATGGAGAATGGGGTGTGGAACCCCAAGCAGGGTCCGTTGTGCGGCTGGTGCCCGGTGAAAGCCTGCGAGCACAATCAACCGAGGAGGGGCTGGTGAGACTGGTACGGCTTACGGACGGTGACCATCGCTACCTGAAGCATGTAAAAGACAGGGGCGGCTATATCTATCAAGTGGTAGAAGAGGACTGGACGCACTCCGTCCTCACGCTTAGGTCCCTTGCAAACGGGCACGAGTCCATGGTCTTGGTACAGCACGTTGAGGATTTACCCGTAGACGAGTAGCAGGTATGTTCTGCGCCCATGGTCGAGCGTGCTCCTAAGGCGTGTAAGGTGTGTGGTGAGGACTTTATCCCCCGCTCCGTTTCGCACCGGTACTGTGGAGACGCCTGTCGGGCGCAGTGGCATCGGATCACATTCCAGTCCACGGAATACCAGTACCGGACCATAAGCGGCGACTGGCATAGGTACTTTGTCCGGCTCTGCAACAGCAAAGAACGCAAAGGGGTCATCACCCCACAAGACTGTATAGAGATACTTAACCAGCAGCAGGGGCGCTGTGCGCTTTCCGGAGAAACCCTAACCTGCCGCCTCGAACGGGGAACCCTCCAGCCTACTAACGCCAGCCTCGACCGCAAGAATCCCGGTGGTAGCTACCGCCCGGAAAATATACAGTTGGTCTGCGTCGTGCTAAACAGTTTCAGGGGCGCGACCCCCCTCAACGAGTTCATCAGCTGGTGTAAGAAGGTAGCCGCCAATGGCTAAGAAGCCCCGCGATTATAAGCGCGAGTACGCGCTGTACCACGGCAAGCCCGAACAGATCAGCAACCGGAACGCCCGGAACGCTGCCCGCGCCAAGCTCATGAAGGCGGGCAAGGTCCGCAAGGGGGACGGCATGGACGTCGCCCATGTAAAAGCGTTTGACAAAGGCGGGGGAAACGGGGACGGTGTGCGGGTGGAGCCCGCGTCGAAGAACCGGTCATTCGCCCGAGACCCTAAGAACAATCTCGTCTCCGAGACAAGCAAGAGAGAGCGTAAGCGGAGACGCTAAACCACTTGGAGCAAACTGGTGGAAATCATAGACAACCGAGCGCTGCTCGTCAGCGCCGAAGACCCGGGCCTTATCACGGAGTCCATCCGTAAGAGCGCTGACACCAAGGACGGCGTTGTCGTCCACTGGGGCTTCCACGAAGCCGAAACACTGGTCAAGCTGGGCGTCAGCGACGTACCCTCCCCCATCTTGCGTAACTACGAGTGGACCGGGAAGTACACCCCGTTCAACCACCAGAGGACCACGGCTTCCTTCTTGTCCCTGCGCCGCAGGGCGTTCTGCTTCAACGAGCAGGGTACGGGTAAGACCGCTTCCGTCATCTGGGCTGCCGACTACCTGATGAAGCTAGGCAAGGTGAAGCGGGTACTGGTCATCTGCCCCCTGTCCATCATGCGTTCGGCTTGGCAAGAAGACCTGTTCACTTTCGCCATGCACCGTTCGTGCTCCATCGCCCACGGGTCCTCCAAGCAACGGGCCAAGGTCATTCAAGCGGGGGCCGAGTTCGTCATAATAAATTACGATGGCGTGGCTGTCGTGGAAGAAGAAATTGCCAAGGGTGGGTTCGACCTGATCGTCATCGACGAAGCAAACGCCTACAAGAACGCGCAGACATCGCGCTGGAAGATCATGAAGCGCATCATGAATAACACGGACCCGCGCCTGTGGATGCTTACGGGTACTCCGGCGGCACAGAGCCCAGTGGATGCGTACGGTCTGGCCAAACTAGCTGGATCGCCCAACTGCCCCAAGTACTTCGGGTTCTACCGGGACTCCGTGATGCACAAGATCACGCAGTTCAAGTGGGCGGTGCGCCCCGGGGCGCAAGACATCGTGCACAACATCCTCCAGCCTGCCATCCGGTTCGAGAAGAAGGATTGTCTCGACCTGCCAGAGGTCACGCACGTAGACCGGGAAGCCCCCCTGACACCACAGCAGCGTAAGTATTACGCCGAGCTCAAGAACCAGCTCCTTATCTCTTCGGACGGGGAGGACGTCAGCGCCGTTAACGCCGCGTCCAAGATCAACAAGCTCCTCCAGATCAGCGGAGGGGCGGTCTACACCGACAACAGGGAAGTGTTGGAGTTCGACGTCTCTAACCGCATCAACGTGGTGCTGGAGGTCATCCAAGAAGCCAGCAACAAGGTGCTGATTTTTGCCCCCTTCACGCACACCATCGACCTACTGAAGGAGCGGATGGACAAGGAGGGCATCAGTGCAGCGGTTATCAACGGGGCCGTCCCGGCAAACAAGCGCGGGGATATCATCCAGCAGTTCCAAGAGAACCCCGACCCCCACGTTCTTATCATCCAGCCCCAAGCCGCCTCTCATGGGCTTACCCTTACCGCCGCAGACACAATCATCTGGTACGCGCCCGTCACGAGCGTAGAGACCTACCTTCAGGCCAATGCGCGTATCGACCGCGCTGGGCAGAAGAACACGATGACAATCGTCCATATCCACGGCAGCCCCGCCGAGCGGCACGTCTACCAGATGCTCCGTGGGAACATTCAGGAACACCAAAAAATTATCGACTTGTACCGGACGGTGCTTGACGCGGAGTAAGCGGGGGTTTACAAAGTCAACAGAAGGAGCACAACATGTCTGACAAAGTCATTAACGATCTCGTCAAGGTATACCGGCGTCTCCGTGACGCCGTTGCGGAATTGGAGGAGGAACACAAGGCAAAGCTTGCCGAGCTCAAGTACCAGATGGACCTTGTCAGCCAAAACCTCCTAGAGTTCTGTGAGCGGCACAACCTCGACAGCGTCCGAACCCCGATGGGCACGGTCTCGCGGCGGGTTCAAACCCGCTACTGGACCAATGATTGGGAGTCTCTCTACAAGTGCGTTGAGGAGAACGGTGCGTACCACCTGCTGGAGAAGCGCATCAACAACCACAACATGAAAGAGTTTCTGGAGGAAAACCCGGACATCCTCCCGCCCGGCCTGCAAGTGGACCGGAAGTACATTGTCCAAGTCCGTAAACCCAACCGTAAGGATACCTAACCATGGGTAACATCGCTATTTTCAAGGAGCAGTCGGAGCTCGCCGTCGTCCGCCGCCAGTCCCGGCTCGCGGATAAGATGGGTACTGGCGGAGCTCTTCGCCGTATCCAGATGAGTAAGAAGGGCACGTTCAAGCGTATCGTCGGTGGCGAGCAGGTGGGCGGGGTTGCCCGCGACTCCATCGACGTCATCATCGTGGATATGCTCTCGGAAGTGTCCCGGCAGTTCTATGCCAGCACCTACGACCCGAATGCAGCAGCGACCCTTCCGGATTGCTGGTCCAACGAGGGTGCCAAGCCGGAGGCCAAAGCTTCCAACAAGCAGGCTAGCGCCTGTAGCGCTTGCCCCAAGAACGTCGATGGCTCGGGCACTAACGGTAAGGGCCGCGCCTGCCGATACGTGCGTAGGCTGGCGCTGCAACTCGTTGGGGACCCCTCCGGCGAAGTCTGGCAGATCAACATCCCGGCCATGTCCCTGTTCGCCAAGGGTGTGGGTAACGTCCACGGCTTCGAGAGCTACAAGAAGTTCCTCGTCGCCAACGGTGAGGGCGTGGATACGGTAGTGACGCGCATCCAGTACACCCCGAACGACGAGCTGGAGGTGCGCTTCCAACCCATCCGGCAGCTGACCGCTGAAGAGGATGCTCGGGTGACTGCTGCGCAGGAAGACCCGGAGACCGCGAGATACACCGTGCTGACCGCTGCGGAAGCTGATGGCGTGAACAAGACTCCCTTGGTTCCCCCGCCCGCCCCTGCCCCTGCCCCTTCCGGCTTCTTTGGTGCCACCGAAGACACTGACGAGGACGAGGACGAGGACGAGGAAGAAGCTCCGGTTCAGGTCAAGGAGCCCGAACCCAAGAAGAGGGCTTCCAAGAAGGCCGAGGTTCCTGCTACCCAAGTTAAGCCGGAACTGAACAGCGTTCTGAGCTCGTGGCTCGACGACGACGCTGGCGACGACGTCCCCTTCTAAGGAGCAGACATGTCTAAGGGATATACGGTTAGCATAGTACGCGCTAACGCCGACGCGGACCCCCATCTTCTGGGGGTCCAACTTGGCCAGTACTGCATTCCCCGGAACATCTCCGTTGCGGAGGTTGCGGCGGCGGTGGGGGTCACTCGGGCCACTATCTACAACTGGTTTTGCGGCGGGACGGTCGGGAAAGCGACCCATGTCGAGGCGGTCAAGGCTTATCTCGGGCTTGAAGACGCCGTTGACTGATGAACCCTGCCGAGTTCCTGACCCATCTCCAGTCCGAGGAAGGCTGGTTCGCCGTAGTCGGCATCAGGTCAGGCGACGTCAAGCAGACGCTTGTAGCTACGCTGGAAGAAGCAGAAGAGACCATTGGTTGGTATGCTTCCCAGCAGCGTGACGTTTACTTCGGAGTAGCCAAATATAAGAACGGCTCAAGCCGCACGAAGGAAAACGTCCGCACCCTCAAAGCGTTCTGGTTGGACATCGACTGTGGCCCAACAAAGGCAGTGCCCGACCCATCGACGGGGAGGCCCGGCGGTTATCTTGACCAGTCCGAGGCCCTCTCTGCCCTTCGGTCGTTCTGCCGTACAGTGGGCCTGCCCCGACCGACTATTATCGACTCAGGCCGTGGACTGCACGTCTACTGGCCCCTTAAGGAGGAAGTGACCCGCGCAGACTGGGAACCCGTGGCCTCGCGCCTGCGGGAAATCTGCCACGCTCAGGAGTTCTATGTAGACGACAAGGTCTTCGAAGTGGCGCGCATCCTGCGTGTGCCGGGGACCTACAACTACAAGGGCGACGAACCTATCCCGGTCAAAGTCCTTAACACTGGGGAGCCTACCTCCTACGAAGATTTCCAGAAGCTTCTTGGGGTCGACACAACACGTAAGGCTAGCATTTTTGACCCCAACTGGACTGCGTCTCCGCAGGACGAAGCGCGTATGCGCGGCGTCGGTTATAGCTTCCGGCGGATAATGCAGCGTACTGCTCGGGGTGAAGGCTGCAACCAGCTCAGCCACGCCTACGCTAACCGCTCGACGATTAGCTACTACGAGTGGTTCTACGCTCTGTCGGTTGCTGCGCTCTGTGAGGACGCGGATACCGCTACCCATATGATGTCTGAGGGGTACCCCGGATACGACCGGGACACGGTGGACAAGAAGGTAGCCACCATCCGGAAGTCCACCAGCTGCGCCAAGTTCCGGGAAGCTAACCCCGGCTTGTGCGAGGGCTGCCCCCACTTCGGGGAAATCCTAGGCCCGCGTGACCTCGGTAAGGTTGCCAAGGAAGCTAAGTCCGACACGGTTGTCGTGGAAGACGAAGACGGGGAGCCTATCGAGACCTACGTCATACCTCCCTACCCACAGCCCTATTACCGGGCGGAAGGCGGCGGCATCTGGAAAATGCCGCCCAAGGACGAGCCGGAAGCGGAGCCTATCTGCATCTACGAGAACGACATCTACCTCGTGAAGCGGATGATGGATACGGACCCGGAAGACGGTCAAAAGATGGAAGTGGTGCTTATCCGCCTCCACCTAGCGCAAGACGGGGTGCGGGAGTTTACCGTTCCCTTCAACAAGCTCACCGACGTCAAGACGATGCGGAAAGTCCTGACCGGTAAGGGGGTGGGCCTGATCGGCGGGGCGATGGACAGGCTGATGGACTACCTCGTGAAATCCTTCAACGAGATGCAAAAGGCGAGAAAGGCAGAGATCATGCGCCAACAGTTCGGATGGGTGGCGAACAACAGCCGCTTCGTCATCGGGGATCAAGAAATCACAGCGGACGGCAACCTCTACTCGCCTCCCTCCAAGGTAACGGCCAAGCTGTCTAAGTTCATCGGTCCCACGGGGTCGCTCGACAAGTGGAAGGAAGTCGCGGCCCTCTACGGCCAGCCCGGTATGGAGCCTCACGCGTTCGCCGCGCTCAGTGCATTTGGTGCCCCGCTCCTGCGGTTCCTCAACCAGACGGGAGCTGTCATCAACCTCTATAGCCCGCGCTCGGGTACGGGTAAGACCACGATCCTGAACTTCATCAACAGCGTCTACGGGCACCCCAAGGAACTGCGGATGAAGAAGGACGACACCATCAACGGTCGTCTGATGTGGGTGGGTATCCTGAACAACCTGCCTGCTACCATGGACGAGCTTACCAACATGTCGTCCAAGGAGTTTTCTGACTTCCTGTACGCCCTGTCGAACGGCAAGGGGAAGGAGCGGATGCAAGCCTCGACCAACGAGCTGCGGGAGAACAACACCACTTGGCAGACCATCACGGTCTCGACGTCGAACGCGGCCTTTGCGGAGAAACTCTCCGTCCTGAAGGGTAACCCGGAGGGGGAGCTCATGCGTCTCTTTGAGTACCCCATCGACCTTGTGGAGACCCCCGACACCGCTAACACCAAGCAGCTCTTCGACCGCATTCTGATGGAGAACTACGGCCACGCCGGACCCATTTTCATCCGCTACATCGTGTCCAACTTGGAGCTCGTCATGAAGTGGTGCGAGCAGATACAGGCCAAGATCGACTACGAAGTTCGGCTGGAACCCAAGGAGCGCTTCTGGTCTGCGAACGTCGCGGTGAACATCGTCGGGGGGCTTATCGCCAAGCGGCTGGGTCTAATCGACTGGGATATAGACGCCATCTACCAATGGGCCTGCCAACGCGTGACTGAGTTGCGCAAGGACACCAGTGCCCCTCTGAGCGGCATCGACCAGATTGTCGGGGACTACCTCTATCGCAACATGCAGAACATCCTCGTCGTTGACGGGTTGGCTGACCGCCGAAGTGGTATGCAGCCGCTGCCTAAGCGGGAGCCCAAGGGGAACCTGACTGTGCGTATCGAACCCGATACCAAGCTGATCTACCTCGCGGCCAAGCCGTTCAAGGAGTTTTGCGTAGAGTTCCAAGTGAACTACACCGATACGGTCCGCCAGCTGTCGGAGAGGGGCCTGCTGGTAAACCGCGCCCTCAAGCGCCTCGCCACGGGGACAAACGTCAGCGCCCCGCCCGTCCACTGCCTATGCCTCAAAGCGGAGGAAGACTTCGTGAGCGTAGAGAGCTATTTCGAGCCGGAAGATGCGGATTGACGGCGTCAGCTATGAGCTCGACTGGCGGGATTTCAAGCCCGGGATGTCTTTCTTCGTCCCGTGTCTTGACCCCGAAAGGGCCAGAGCGAGCATAACGCAAACCACATCCCGACTGGGCGTGAACGTCCTTACGAAAGTTTTGATCTCAGAAGGTGTCAGGGGTTTACGCGTCTGGCGGATGTGATAGGCTCCGAGTCGGAAGTTTGCTCCTTCCCCGCGCACGCGAATGCGCCGCCCCCATCGCGGTTTTTGCTCCCTCTTGCCGCGATGGGGGCTTTTTTATTGGGCCTCTTCTACCCGGCGAGCCCCGACGTAGACGTTCAGGGGGTTCTTGGGATCGAGGGTAAGCCCCTTGATAGCCCCAGCCTGCTCTTCCGCCTTCCGCGTTGCCGCTTCGCCTAGCGTGTCCAGCCCGATGGCGTACAGCGGGTTCTCGGTGTTGAACTCCGTGATGTCATCCATGATCTTGGCGAAGGCGTCGCCGTTTTGACCATCAGTGGAGTTGTAGCGCGTCTGGGCTGCGACATATTGCCGCACAAGCAGGGTTGCCTTCGCGTCGATCTTCTTACTGATACCCTTAAGCTCGACGTTCTCGCGCTGCGCTTGGTACGCTTCCGTGCTGCCGAAGCCAGCCGTTTGCGCCGACAGCTTGGCGAAGCTGTAGAACTCCGGAGGCATGACGGGGACGCCGCTCTTGGTTACCAGACCTTCGCGGTCAAGGCGCTGGGCCGTGATAGCTCCACGAAAGAACGCAGGCACAACGTACTCAGCTGCTCGTGCTCCGTCTCCTTGTTGCATGTAGTCCACCGCAGTGGCTGCGTTACGTACAAGTCCTCCGGCAGGGCCTAGCAGGGTGTTAAAGAAAGCCTCTTGCGTCTTACCCAGAAGCGTGTCGGACCGCAGGTCTTGGGAGAACCACAGGCTGCTGATCGACGTTGAAGGCTGAATGCTCAGGTCTGTCAGGGCTCCGACCGGCCCAAACTCCCACATCCGGGCGAGCATGGCGGCGTCTTCTGGGGACAGGCCAAGGCTCTGCGCAACGCCGCTACCTGCGCCAAACATCTCGGGGATGAAGTAGCTACGGAACCAAGTGTCGAGGTCTACCCCGCTCAGGGCGCTCGTCGGGTCGTCATCCTCATCCCCAGTGGCTTCCTTCCACGCGCCAAGTGCCGCTTGGGCAACAGCCGCCGTGGACATGTAGATAAGCCCCATACCCGGCACACCCGCGACCATCCCAGTCATCAGCATTGTACCGAAGAACTTATTGGCAGCTTCCTTGCGCTCCGCCTTCTCGTTAAGCATCGGCATCATACCGAGGAAGTTTCGCACCAGATACGACGTCATCTGCATGGGGAACATCTGGAACTGGAACGGAATACGCCACAGGCCCTGCTTCGCGATCCTCGGACGGTTGTAGTATGTGTAGTTGAAAAGCGCTTCGTTAGTGAGCTCCGCAGCTTCTTTAGACGCAGCCTCCACAGCGGCATCGGGGCGCATACCCGAGGCCAGTTTCTTGTCGTAGGCCAGCTCGAACGACGCCATGAACATGAGCTCGCGGGACGCCCGCTCTGTCATCTGGAACGCCGCACCCATGAAATTAAACGTAGACCGGACGCCCTGTGAAAGGGCGGAAGCGTAGCGGCCCTGCTTGAGGGCTTGCCCGACGCCAAACTCGGTCGTGGACTCTCGGGTACGGTCGTTCAGGTCCCCGGAGAAAGTGGACATGAAGATGTTGCGGATGTTGGCGTAGTTCCACGCTTGGAGCATGGCAGCATGGCGCACCGGGTCTGACGCCTCAAGGTCTTTGATGTACCGGGATTCCCGCATGGAGATGTCGCCCGTTCGGGTAATAACTTCGCCGTCGCGGTCTTTGTGGGTGAAGGAGAACTGCTTGAGGGTAAGGAAGTTCCCCATGTACTTGTTCATCATCCCGATGGACTTGGCTGCGCCAAACCTTCCGGACAGGACAGGCATTCCCACCAGCGGGAGCTGGGTAAGCTGAATGATAGCCGTCTTGGGCGAGGTCATCATCATGATGAACACGGTCTTGGTCCCCAGCGCGCCGAGCTTGTCCCAGTCGATCTCGCCCGCCTTCGAGTAGTTGGGGGTGATTTCCTCAATCGCCCGAAGCTTAAGCTCCTTCACAATGGGTTCCAGAAGCTCAATATTGGGCAGGCGCTCCACGGGAGCATCGTCACCTTCATCAGTACTGCGAGACTTTAGCAGGTCTTCCAGTTGGCTTACAGCGGCCCTGATTTTATATCCGTTACCCAGCCGGGCCAGCTGGCTGGCAGCTGCGTTCTGAGAGACCACAAAATTGCGTAGCGCGTCTGTACTCCAGCCAGTCTTGTACTTCACCGTCAGGAACCGGCGGCGCATGTCCCCTTCCGGCAGCGTCTGTAGGTACATCTGGAAGATGCTGTCCTTGAAAGCGTCCACGTCGGGGATGCCGTTATCCAGCATGCCCAGCACAGAGTTCAGCGCCGCAGACGCGCTCTTTTCTTCAACCATCCGGCTGCGGAGGCCCGTAAGATCATTACCGATGTTCACCTCGCGGCGGTCTTTCGCATCGCGCAGCTCACGCTCTCGCTGGATTTGGAACAGGTTCCTCTGGGTCTCGCTCTCGAAGAGGTAAAACTCGCTCTTCTCTCCTGTACCCACGGACACCCAGAACCGCCCATGCCGCATGAAGGGGAAGTAGACCGTACGGGCGAACGCCGGAGCGAACATCTCGTCGATCTGGCTCATAACCTCGGCGCGACGCTCCTCCGTGCGGTGCGAAGCCTCCACCCACTGCTTGATAAGGTCGTAGTGCCTATCAAGCGAACCCTTGTACGCGTCCTTGACCATGGCAAAGATGCGCTTACCTTCCCCACCGCCAAACTCAGCCTTGGCTAGGTCGTTCCAGCCGCCGATGACCTCGTGCTCGGCAGTGTTGGCTCCTTGGTAGACGCGCCTGATCTCTTCTTCCCGCTCGGCAATTGCCGCCCGGTCCGGGTTCGGGTTAGACCGGAGAGACTGAAGTGCCTCGTCAACCGCCATATAGGCCCGGGCACTGGGTGCGCGCGTAGGGTCAACGTCGTAACGCACCGACATCGCCATGACGTCAGCGAGAAGCTGACCGCCAGCTTCGGATTTCTTGTTGAACGCGTCCCACTTGCGCACGTGCTCTTCTAGTAGCTGAAGGGCACCGATCCGGTCCGTGGCAACCTGCTCTACGGCGCTGTTGACCCGCTTTACGTCCAGACCCAGTCGCTTGGCGATTACCGTGAGGTCGTCCGTCGTCAGCGCGCGCACCACAGTGCGCATACCCTTGCCCGTAAGCGAGCGCCAGACCGCAGTCAGGGTATCGAGCCCCTGCTGCCGGTTGTGGAAGGTAGCTGCCAGACCCCCCGCACCATTAGCCATCTCGGATGCGCTGCGCGACAGGCGCACGCGCTCTTCAAACTCGCCACCCTTAGAGCGCTGCTGGCTAATGTCTCGCAGGATTCGGTCGATCTCGTCGTCGCCCAGAAGCGCTTCGGCGTCTGCTTCCACCTCAGTCCGGTTCGCCATCTGGGGCCTGCCGCTGATAAGGTCGAGTACGTCCCTGCTCCGGAACTTGCCGTCGCTCTTCGCAAGGCTATCCAGCGCCCGAACCACAGGGTTGTCCTTACCCGTCAACCTGTCCGCGATATCCCGGAAGAACTTTACCGCCTTCTGAAGCAGGGTGAGCTGCTCCGGCGTGAACCCATCCTTGAACCGCTGCTGTAGGATCGACGTGGCGTTGACCGCCCAAAACTCAGACGGGTTAATGTACTGATAGTAGTCAAACGGGACGTCGCCCTTCGCCCACATTTGGGAGGCTTTCTGCCTAGCATCGCGTGTCCGTGCCCGCGCCAGCTGGAGAAACTCCTTGCTCGGGGCGTCAGAAACGCTAGCGAGAAGCGCATTGACCTGCTTAAGCCACTGAGCGCGGATCGCAGACTGGAGCCCGGGGGTCAGTACCCGCTCCATACCATGCAGTAGCTCGTGGACGAGCAGAGTATCCCGGATGTCTTCGCGGTCTGTAGCGGTGGGGTTTTCTACATAGTGACGGATAACGTCGCCATACAAACGGACGATGTGTTCTTTGGGGTCGTATACGCCCAGTGGCAGGTTCTTGGTACCGTCTACCAGACCGGTGCCTTCCTGAAGCTCCAGCTTGACTGTATTTAGAACGGGCAACACGTTGTTTACCCAGGTCGTGAAGGCGTTGGCGTACTCCGTCGTGAGCGCCCCTCGGGCGGACTCTGCCTTGATGGGTTGGGGAGGCCCCTGCCGCGCTTCCTGCTTCGCGCCTACCGCCCGCTTCGTCGGGCCGTAGAGGACAAACGGCTCTTTGTTCGCCTTCTTCCGGGCGAGGAAGCGCTCCAGAAACTCGGGCGACAGGTACTCTGCCGCCTTCAGCGCGTCATTGAGCATCTGGACTTGCTCGGGCGTGGCCTTACTCAGCGACTTGCGGCCCATGACCGCGCGCTTGATGGCCGCTGCGTGCTTAGGTGCACGTGCCTCTAGGTCTGGCGCAGCAGGCGCAGTACCGGCTTCGGCCTCCTTCGCCGCCAGAGCCTCCTTCTTGGTGTAGAGCGGCTTGCGCTTCGTAACTTCCTTAGTCGCGCCTTCCCTCGTTATGGCAGAGACTTCCCGCTGGCGGTCAGCAAACTTGAGCTCACGCTCCGCGACAGCCATGACCTGATTACGACGAGCTGCCACATGGTCAGCGATACGCTGGAGAAACTGGGTGTCTCCCACTAGCGTCTTACCCTGTAGCTTCTTCGTCGTGCCCCCAGTTGGCACCAGTGGATTATCGACGTCTCTGTTGGCCTCACCGTAGTTAGCAAGGGAAGCCGAGTCGTAAAGGTCGTCCTCGACGCGGTACTCGAACCCCCCGTCTGGGGCCTCGTCGGCGTAGAGCTTGATTTGGGTGCCGTCGTTCAACGTCACCGGGAAGAACCAGCTAGCCGAGTTAGCCTCGTCTGCCGTATTCGCCTTACTCTCCTGTAGGGAAGGCTCGATTTGATCGACAGTTAGCGGCGCGTCTCCGCGCTGCGCCTGAACGGCAGCGATGTTCTTGGCGTCTTCGATAAGGCCGGGCGTACTCGTGCCACGATCAAACACCTCTACCGACTCCGGGGCCTCTCCCAGTCGGCGGGTGAAGTCGTTCACCAGCTGGGTCTCTTGGTCAATTTCGGTCGGGGGTGCCGGGCGTGGGGTAGGCTCAAGCAAGGGCTCCGCAGGCACCGACTGGTCGTAGGAAAGCACCTCATACGGAGGCAGTTCCGCGTTGGGGCCGGGAGTGGGCGGAGGGGCAGAAACAGGAGCCACAGGCTCGGGGGGAGCAATTTCCTCCACCGGCGCAGGCTGGATAGGCTCTGGAGCAGGAGCAGTAACCTCGGGCGGAGGAGCCGCTACAGGCGGAGGAGCAGGCGGAGCGGCAGGAGCCGGGGCGGGCGCAGCCGTGGGCGCAAGCGGGGTCTCTACCGTAGCAGCTTTGGCCTGTTCGAGACTGGGTACGATCTTCGGGGGAGCCACGGGTGCGGTAGGGGCGACCTCCGGTGCAAGGTCCATGGGCTGGCCCACGTACGCCTTCAGCTCCGTGACCGGGTCAAACTCAAGGCCCTTGGCGGCTTTTTGCGCAAGCTGGCGAGCCAGAGGGGCAAGCTTAGTGCCCTCGGGGATTTCAACGCCCATCTCGGATGCGAGTTCAGGAAGCGTAGCCTTCCACTGGGCCACGCGCTCCTTCATCGGCATCTTGACCTTGGGGGTCAGTGCACCGGGTTGTTCTGCTTCTCCAGCAACAGGAGGGACAACAGCAGGCTCAACATCTGCCACTGGTCCAAGGTCAGGGACTCCGCCCATGGTGGGAGCTTGTCCCGGGGTACCTCCTCCAACAGGAACTGAAACGCCTGCTCCACTTGGAGCGCTGACATCCACTCCAGCTCCGACATCTGTGGGTGGAGCTCCTTCCTCAGTAGGCTCAGTGGTAGCATTAGCACGCTCCCATACATTAGAAGCGGCCTCGGCCAACATCTCGTTTCGGCGGGTCATAACCTCCGCGCGAGCTTCTTCAGGAGTGAACTGGGGGTTCTCCGCCTGAACGGTAGCCAGATTGGATTCGAAGATACGCTGGAACTCTTCCCGGGTCTGGGCACGAGCCTCTTCAGGAGAAAGCCCCATAGCGGTGGCGGTTGCGCCCGTGGCGGGCGGCTCTACCTTTCGCTCAAACTGGGCACCAACAGCACCCACGGGAGCGCCGACGAGACCGGCGGTCAGCCCCGATACCAGATATTCCTTGCGGGCCTCCTCGTCAGCCAAAGGCAGCTCAGCCGCAAAACGCTCACCCACTTGCTGGAGCGGTTCGGTGATGGCTTCTTCCGCTGCGCCCTTGACCGCACCCTTAGCGGTCTGCGTCAGGAAGGTCTGGACAGGCTTCGACGCAGCCTTGGTAGCAGCCTCACCAACAACCTTCTTAACCGGGGCACCAAACACGCGACCCAGACCGGGGACGAAGCGCTCAGCAACGGTCTCGACGCCTGCCTGTACCGGCGCAACTGCAACGCTCTTGGCGGCTTCGCTTTTGGTTAGTTTCTCCGTGCCACCCTCCGTGGCGCGGTCCACGTTCGACCCGACGAAGAACGGAGTAGAGGCCACAGTGCCCCCAAGGACACCAGCGACACCCCCGGCAACAGTGCCTGCGCCCGGAGCAACAACTGTACCCGCAGCAGCACCAGCAAGACCGCCGACAATGCTAGCCCCCATCTGGGGAGCGGACACAGCGAGGTTTTCCAGCAGAAGTGCACCAAGACCCGCGTTGCCTTGAGCAAGGTCTTCGATGGACGGAGCGCCACCGGGCAGTTGCTCTTCGGCCTTATCGCGCGCTGCGCGTAGCCTCCGGAGGTAGTCTTCTTCCTCGTCCGGCGTCAGCGTGCCAGCCAGCTTCTCGATAGCGTACGGCAGTCCCGCCGTAAGCTGACTACCCGCAAGCGTCATACCCGCGCCGAGTGCGTCCCGCTTACCCGGCTTCTTGTCCGTCGCGCCCGGGGTGGGGGTGGTAGAGATTGGGACCCAGGTATCCCCGGCGAGGAAAAACTGCTCCCCCGTTTTCGGGTTAGCCGCAAGCGTACCCTTTGACATGGGGTACCACGTCCCGCCAACCTGCATAAACCGCTCACCGGTCTTCGGGTTGAGGGCAATAGGCCGGACATTAGCCATGGCTTATCCTCAGTTAATTCGGACCGTGCCGGGCGGAAGCTGGCTACCGGCGGCAGCGGGAGCCGCTTGGCCACCCAAAGAAGACGCACCATCTGAGAACACAGGGATACCGTTATCCTGCATAGCCTTATTTTCAATGGCCATAGCCGTACCAAAGTCACCCCTTTGCATGGCTTTCATGTACGGGCCGTTGGTCTGAAGCCCCTGCCGAACCCACTTACGCCCTTCTTCGGAGCGCTTAAAGTCTTCTGCTCGTAGCTGCTTTTCCATGGCGCTAGCGCCACGGTCAGCGGAGTACCTTTGGGCGCTAGCCGCAAGACGCGCCTTAGCCATCTCAGTAGCATTCCCCTCTCGGGCAATCTGCATTGCCTGATCTAGCTTGATACCTTCCGCAACCATCTGCTTCGTAGCCTGTATCTCGCTCAGAGTCATATTCATCAGTTCGGCGCGCTGCTTGTTGGTGGCCCCTTCCTGCGCCGCCAGCGCGTCGATAGCCTCCCGCATACCCTGTTTGCGTTCCTTGGCCATCTGCTGCGCACCCGGTAGAGCAGACTCGATACCCGCAGCAGCCCCACGTAGGAACCCACCCGGGGTCGTCGCCATCTTGGCTCCGATCTGGGCCAGCGTCATGTACATGTCCTGCTTCTTCTGCGCTGCCTGCGCTTCGGGGGACATCTCGCTCTCGTAGTAGCCTCGCTGCATATCCGAGTACTTCGTCTCGCGTCCGAGGAGCGCTTCCCGCTCGTCCATTCTGCGCTTAATTTCTTCGGGGTCGGTAACCGATAGCTGCCGCATTTTCTCGCTCGCGGTCTGCGGCTTCTTGACCGCACCTGCTTCTGCGAAGGCCACGATTCCGCCGTTAGCGTAGCCGCCGTTGTCAGGTTCATCGAACATGCTGGGCGGGAGTGGCAGACCCACAATACCGCCGGACGCCATGCTGGGGGGAGGACCCATGGGAGACGGAGGCTCCATAGGCGGGGGACCGCCCATAGGCGGAGGCGGACCCATCGGGGGACCGCCCATAGGCGGAGGAGCGGGGGGAGCACCACCGGGCGCGATAGCACCAAGACCCGCACCGCCGGGAGGCATGGGGGGAGCCGGAGGGGCAAAAGTCTGCTGAGCGACGGTCTGTTGCGGAGCTGCTTCTTGTTGAGCGGCAGAGCGCATACGGTCGATGAACATGCCCGCAAGGGTACCGGCAGTGGGGTCAACGACTCCCATCTGCATCGCCTGAGCGATCTTCTGCTTGTTACCGCCGTAGTCCTTAGCGATCTGCTCGGGGGACTGGAGGTTGAACGGCTTCGTTTCCATCGTCAGCCCTTACCTATACATGTTGTACATGCTGGCCGCGCTAAGGCCCGTACCCACCGCCTGCTGGAACATAGAAGGAGCTGCGGTCGCCGTCGTCTGGGTGTTGTTCATTTGGATGGGCAGGCCACGGATGATATTGCTGTAGTTGCCCAGCTGCTCCATCGGGTAATTCTGCTGCCGCTGGAAGTCCCCATACGACATATCCATGCGCTGCTGTTCCATGCGCTGCTGCATACCCGCCGCATCCCCCTGAGCCTGAAGCCGAGAGAGGTTGGACTGCTGCTGGTACTGGCCGAGGTTACCCAGAGTTTGCGCCATCTGACCTGCGGCTTGCGCGCCAGCCAGACCCTGCTGGGAACCGAACTGACGTGACTGCTCCCCAAGGCGCTGCGCCTCAAGGTTCTGCGTGGAGTTGAACTGCCCCGCCGTAAGCCCAGCCTGCTGATTAGCCAGCGCTGCCTGAAGCCCGGCCTGCTGATTGTCCCGGGAAGCCTGATACCCGTACTGCTGGTTGGACTGGTTCGCCGTAAGGTCTGCCTGCTGGTTAGCCAGTGCCGCCTGCATGGCTTGCTGAGCGCTAAGCCCCTGTGTCTGAAGCTGCGCCGCAAGGTTCTGTTGACCCACGGTGAGGCCAGCCTGCTGGTTAGCGAGGGAGGCTTGGAGCGACGCCTGCTGGTTAGCCATTGCAGCTTGCATAGCCTGCTGGGCATTGAGGCCCTGCGTCTGGAGCTGCGCCGCGAGGTTCTGTACCCGCGACTGACTTTCAGCGTCGAGGTTAGCCAGCGCTGCCTGAAGACCAGTCTGGGTCCCAAGCTGCTGCACACCAAGCCGGGCTTGGAGGTTTGCTTGTCCTGTAGTCAGCCCCGCAGCGCGGTCGCGCTCAAACTGAGCCTGCGCGTTCTCATACGCCGACTGGGACCCACGGGCTTGGATGTCGCCCATCTGCTGGCCGAGGTTCCGCTCACGCTCAAGAGACGCAAGCAGTTGGCGGCTACCGCCATAGGTTCCCTGACGAGCTGCGCCGAGGTCTTGGACAAGCTGCCCCTGCTTTGCGTCCCGGATAGCTTCGCGCTTCTGGATGTCGGTGACGTTCTGCTGGTACGGCGACATGTACTGGGAGGCTTGCTGGCCACCAAACTGCTGCGGCCCCTCCATCTGGTACTGCTGAAGTTCAGGACGAAACCCAGTCTGCGCCGCCCGCATCTCCGGGGAGGTGTATTCCCTCGCTTGGATTTGCTGCGCTTGGACGTCCGCAGGCCCCCGCATCTGGTACTGTTGGAGCCCCGCAGCTTGGACTTGCTGCGCTTGGATACGTTCGGCCTGCGCCTGCTGAGCTTGGACCTGTTCCGGAGTCACCCCTTGCGTGGTGTACTGGTACGGGTTGTATTGAGAAGAGGCGAGCGCTTGGAGCCCGGCCTGCTCCGCCATGGCGGAGCCGACGTTGTACTGGTCCGGGGACTGGAGCCCCATGACATTCTGTTGGACTTCCAGCTGCGCAGGCGTGAACCCAGCGATGCGCTCTTGGCCGTAAGGCGTGTACTGCCGGTTCGACTCTGCCTGCGCGCGGCGCATGACGTCTTCGTAGAACGGGCGAGCGTACTCCGGGACGTTGGAGGTCGTCTGCGTGACTTGTGAGACCTGCGTGTTCGACTTGCTCATCTCAGTTATCCTTACGCCAGACCACGACGGAGTTTGGTGTCTTCACCACGATCAGCCTTCTTACGTGCCTTATGCGCGCGGTCCATCATTGCGTACAGCTTGTCGGCCCCGCGCTTGTTGGAACCCTTGCCGATCCGGTTGACCGCCTGAGGGGGGAAGATAACCTCGTCACGCGCCACACGCGCTGCCTGCCTGCCACCAATCTTTGCAGGGACAGAGTCGCTTACGCCGTCGCCCGGTCCACGGACAGGCTGGCCACCCATGCGAGAGAGCATGTCGATCCCCGCGCTGCTGCTGCCGTTACC